GATGGCTGAGTCTGTCGGTGCTGCTTTAGGCGGATATAAACCCGGACAGATAAAGAGCATGGACATGCCGGGGTTGGGTAAGGTTACTTATAATACAGCAGAGAAAGTTTCCTCAGTTCCGGGGTTCTCTCAACCGTTTATTAGTCCTCCTAAAAATTCCGAAGCAGGGATATCTCATAGAAAAGAAGCAATGTCTCAGACAGGTATAGACCCATATACTTTGGCTGAGGGTTTTGTTCCGAATTTCATGGTGATGCCGAATGTACTAGCTAGACATGCGCGGGAAAGTTTGAGGCGTCAGAGTCGTGAACCTATTCAAGATATTAAATTTAGGAAATTTAACAAATGGGAGAGAGACTGGGAAGGTCCGGGGAGTGCTTATTATATTAATAATTTACCAGCTAAACAAAGATACCAGTACGAGAAGGGTCTACTGAGAAGAAGGCAGCGTGCGACGGACGAAATTTCAGACCTCCAAGCCATGATGCCAGTTCCGAATTTAGGTTCGATTATACGGCAAAGGCCAGTCCTGAAAACTTCGAAAACCAAAGATGGTTTTAGCGGGAGTTTCAATTCTCTACGCGCTGATGCGGGTCTACCCACGTTTCCCATGAAATGGGCAGAAACGCGATTCGATTTCAAAGGGCCAGAATTAGGAAGATTGCAAAAGATGGACGATCTTAAAGCATACGATTTCCTGAAGAAACGTGTACTAACGCAGAATCCGAACGCCCGAGCGCAGCAGACTTATTTAGAAAACAAAATAGCAAAACTGGAGGCGGACCCAGAACTTAATCTGCGAATGTTCAGGGGAATGGGATCAAAACCAACATTGACACAAGATGCTGTAATTGGATCAGCGAAACTGTTCAGACCACTTTTTGATAAAGAGGGTATGGGTGTTGGTCAATTGAGGGGTCATGGGGGCATTGGGCCGGGGGCATCAAGGAGATACAATCAGGGTGCTGACCCTCTATCTATGGCAAAAATGAAAAGGAATCCAACTCCATCTAGCCGTAGGGACTGGGAAGAAGAGATGGCTAATTTCAGAAGAGGTCGGAATTATTCCGGTGGCTTCGTTCCTAACTTCATGGTGGGTTCAATGGCTCAACGTATGTCTGCAACAAAAGCAGCGCATAAAAAAGAATTTGGAACGGGAGCACCCACTCAACAGTATCTGGCAGACTGGGGGTGGAGAAACAAAAACCAAGTAGAGTGGCTTAAGTATATACAAAAACAAAGAGGAAGCAAAGATTTAGACTTTACAAAATTATCTGATGATTACGCTAGCTTCATCCCTCATCAACATCAATTTAAAGGATTATTAGCAACCGATAAAAAGTTAGCGTTGGATAACGTCCTTGCAGCTTCTGGAAGAAAATGGGGAGAAATGAAAACATCTCCGGGGCTGACGAAAGCAATGGAAAACAGATTCGATGGATTTGTTCCGAACTTTAACATGGCAGCTTTGTCGATGTGGGCTAAGACAGCGAAGGCTAAAGATTTAACACGCATAGGTGGAGGTGCAGAAGGAACAGCGTGGGCAACACCGAAGCTCGATTGGAAATCATTGACTTCTCAAAATGTTGCGGGGAAAGCTGGCGTAAAATGGGATAATGAGGCCATACGGGAAGCAATGAGAACGCCATCAAAATCGCCTTTTCCAAAAAGTAAAGCCTTAGCAAAAACTGCATTGGTCATGAAATCGCCCATAGAGATGAGTGCAGCGGATGTCTTGAAGGGATTAAGACAAGGGACTCAAGGAACTTATAATAACATAGCAAAAAATGATCCGCTGATGGCGATGCGCTTGGATACACTCGCTTTTGAAGCTCAGGTAATAAAAGCTGCCAAAAAATCAGGTGTACCAGTTGAGCCTTTGGTCGGCCATGCTCCAGCAGCGGGGATAGTTAGAAAAATGGTAACCCCACTTCATAAAACTTCTTTAAGTGAAATGGGTATGCTTGATAGCAAATTCATAGGCGAATTGAGCGAAGCAATGGTTGTAAAGGGGCTGACGGGTAAGAGTTCTAAATTCTTAGCAAACGATTTGATGAAGGCGGATAATTACTCTGTCCGAGATGTAGAAAAGTTCGAGAAAGCTTTCCTAGAGGGAGCATCAGCTAAATCAATGGTAGACAAGGGTCTTGTTCAAATTTTAGATGCAGGAGGATTACAACCAATAATTTCCACCGCAAATTTTACGAAGTATCTTAAGCAACATGGGCCGGGTTCAGCAGGAAGAGACCCTGTTGCAATAAGTGAATACCTTAAAAGAGCAGAGGGCAACTATAAGATGGCAGACTTTCTTGGCCTAGGTAGTCAAAAAACTGGAGTACAATTTGTATCAGGAGGACATGTTCCTAATTTTGGGATGGGCCAAATGTTCTCCCAGTATATGAAGTTTGGCGGTGGTCAAGGAGGTAGGATTAGAAAACAGTTGGCTGAAAGCGTTCCCCGAAGAGAGAACATGTGGACAAATCCAGACCACGGATTTCGTGGTTTAGACTTGAAAGGATTCTTAGGAATACCAAAGCAGTCCAAAGTCAAAATCGCAGAATGGTTAGGTGCTTCAAAAAAATTATCGAACAATGAGAAAATAGGGCGATATGACAGATACATGAATCTCGCTGCACGCGGAGCAGGGAAGAAATCGATTGAGGGTTATATGTCACAAGGGAGTATACCCGGTTGGCAAGCCCATTATGCTAGGGCGTCCGATGGATTTATTCCTAGTTTCTCTAAAGACCCATTAGAGAGATCGATCAGAGGAGAAAAACTCGGTATTCAGATGTCGGGAAGAGGAGGTACTCCTAAGATAGGTTATGATGCGAGAGTAGGAGTTGGAGTTTATACTGATAACCAAGGAAGTCTTTCTAATGCAATCAATCAACATCTATCCGCTGGTCAACCTCGTTCAACTTTAGGCCGTACAGGAATGGGGCTACAAGGGGCAGCTAGTAATGCGAAAGGTCATGTCCCGAACTTCTTTGAGGGAACAGATGCTGCTGGTGGTGGAATGGGCATCGGAATGCTTGCATTCGCTTTCATGGGGATGGGGGAGAATGCTGAGACAGCTTCCAAGAAGTTGCTCCAGAACACCCTGTTGGATGAACAAAATAAACTTAAAGAAGCTAGGCAAAACACGAGAACAACCAGAATAGCTTACAGGAATGAGCAAGCACGGCACGCTCAGGCAACTTCTAACTTGGCTGCTGAAAAAGTTGCCAAGGCGAAGCCCTTAGGGTTTGGTGCTGATCCAACAGCTCCGAGACCGGGATCAAATGTAGCTGTCCTAGAACGCGAACTTGCAAAATTAAACGCATCTACAGCAGCAGCAGCAGCAGCATATGACAAAGCAAGAACGGCGACCACGAAATCCGCAGCGGAGGTCAGAGATTCAAAATCAAAGCTAGCGAGCCACGGCCAAATAATCAATCCGCAGACAGGTAAGGCTTATAAGAGTAAGGGTGCTGAGAGGTTTCATCGCGGTGGTGCGATGATGCAGAAGATGGGTCTTCCACTGGCATTCATGGGCCCAATGATCGGTGGGATGTTTGCTGCCGGAATGCCCGGAACGTCTAAACATGAAAGGGCCAAGAAAGCCGAGACACAAGCGTGGGGCACTGCTGCTGGTTATACTGGGATAGGCGCAATGATGGGCTCGATGTACACGGGCGCAGCGTGGGGCATGGGAGGCGGAGGCCCAGCGGGTGCAGCTATTGGTGCTGCTGTAGGTTTGACAGCAGGGGGGTTAATGGCTTTGACCGCCGGGGCTGATGCGTACATGAAGGTCTTACCTGAGTTAGCTGCTTCATCAGAATTAGCTTCAGCAGCACTTAAAGATTTTCAGAATGGAACGAGCGGATTCATGAGAGCATTAGGAGATTATTCAGATGCACTTCGGGATAAGACAGGAAGACTTACACCCCAAGACCTTAAAGATAGAAGGGATGTAATGATGACTGCTATGGGTAATATCCCTGATTCAGCGCGAGGCAAAATAATTGCGACTATGAATGACCCCAAGAGAATGAATGCGGTCATGAGCAAGGAGCAGTTGAGATTAGCTGCCGATGCTGAATCTAAATCTCTTGCTGCTTCTATGGGTAAGATGCAAGACGAAAGAAGAGGCGGATTCTGGGGTACGTCGTTCTTTGAATCTTCGAATTGGTCGCGAGCAATTACGGGAGGTGATAGTAAGCAGGACTCGCATAGAGATGCAGCTCGACAAGCTGCCCGAGCAACAGGCAAGTCGGCGGATGACCCGTGGTATGCAGAAACTTCCGATTGGTCTAATCCTCTGATGAGGACCGTAGAGGGGATGGAGAAGCTTGATCAATTTACAGGTAAATATGTTCAGACTTTAGACTTGGGCGGAAAATCAACAGCGGAACTTACCCAACTGATGAAAGACATGGACAGTGTCTTCGATTCAACCACAGGCATGGCAGGGTATACCCAAAAGGGTATCATGGATATATTTGGCAAACTCGGCGGTGATGTAACTGCTATAAAAAATTCTACTCTCGCGGATGCTCAATATATAGCAAGCGCATACCAAGAAAAGGTACAGGCTCTTATCCTTGATGCGGAGATGACAAAATTGTTAACCCGAAGTATTAATAGTCAGAAAGATGCTGCGGATAGAGCAAGAGAAGCGTTACAACGCATGGAAGACGTTATGCAGTCAGTATATATGAAGACTGGGAATGCGGTAAATGCGTTAACAAGATCATCTGGTACTGCTGAAGATGTTAGGGGACTGAGGTCAGCGGGGAAGAGGAACTTCGCGATGACAGAGATGAATCTTGGGGCAGATTTGCTTAAGCCATTTCTTGGACCGGAATCAAGCCAACGATTAGAGGATTCGATAAAGGTATCGCAGATTTTAGGTCGGCATACAGGGGTTCTTGAGTCTATTGATCGTGGAATTAGAAAAGATTTGTTGAAAAACATAGCCAGCGAATTTGGAAAGTCTTCTACTAATATGAGTAAAGCTTTTCAGTCAGCGGTTCGGGGAGACAGAAGTAAACTGGAAAGTTATTTGACCAAAGCGGGACAGACTAGACCACAGGCAAATGCTTTAGCTAGGTTAGTAGATATGGTTGGCGATCAGATGAAGCAAGGTACTAGTACGGATGACTTACTGAAATTCGTGCAAAATAAACTCAATACTCCGGGTTCGGGCCTCAGCGCGATCACCGGAGATAACACAGTTTTGCAGAATCTTCTTGAGGCTATAAGAGTGTCGAGTGAGGGCAGCAATGCTTCATTGTTGAAGGCCAATGAACAATTAGGCCAACAACTTAAACTTAATGAACTTCAGGGTCAATATGCTCAAGAATTAATAAGAATCCAAAAAACGTTAAGTTACCAAGGTGGAATTCAGTCATATACGAAGGGAACACACTCTGGTCTTCTGGCTATCGATAGCTTAACGGCAGAAACTCAGAGAGCACCGAGAAGCATCAGTCCAACGATATCAGAAGGTATAGCATCATTTAAAGGTGCGGATATGTTTAAGAATTTCTTTGGGGCTGAAAATATTCCGAAAAATTTAATGGGTGATGCAATCGCTGGAAGAGCCAGTCAGATGGCTCAGACAGCCCGAGAATATGAGATACAGACGGGGACTGAGTTACCCGGATGGATGAAGGATATGGGCAGCGAAGGGACAATCGAGGCTGCGACGAATCAAGTTCAAGCTTCATTGAAAGATGCTGTCCCCGCAAAGTTAGAGGAGGTAAGGTCGCAAATTTTGAAACTTCAAGAGACTATCGTATCCGAGAATGTGACTACGATGGACAAGATGCAAACGCAATTTCGGACGGCTACAGAAAATGTTTTCGGTACAGGAGCAACTAATATTACAGGAGGCGGGAGGGGGACAATCCTATCCCTTATTGAGCAGCAAGCCAAGTTGTTTACCATGCAAGTGGACCAAAAGAAAGTTTTAGACTTTCAAGTGGATACTCAGGCTCAATCAACTAAAGCAGATTCATCTAGATTAAAGCTTCTTCAGGAAAGCAATTCAATGATGTCTGCTTTCAGGAACCTAGCGATGGGCGCACCTCATAGTGGACGCGCTGGCTCAGGAAAGACTCAGCAAGAATTTGTAACGAGCACATTAGGAGGAGCGCGAGTAGTTGACGCGCAAGCAGCAAGTGTGGGTGGCGTGCCGACATCAATGACCGACATCCAAGAATTATATGCGGAACGTCTAAGTGAGATAGAGGAGTGGTTAAGTAACTACTCAGTAACAACAGACGGCAAGACCGACATGCCTTACAAGGGCATGAATGTTCAAGATGCGATGCAAAAATTTGCTGCGAAACAGAAGGACAAATATATTGACAGTGGAGAAGATTTCGAAGATTTGGCCCTGAGTTCTGTGGAAGAGGGAGCGTTCATGGGTAGAATTATGCATGGTGCTGAGACTATAGATGCTTTTGTTAATGAGATGTTTACTTCTGGCGGATACCAAGGACTTGTCGATGAATATAATCAGTCCGTTAGTGATTTAAGGACTATAAACGCGGATAGAATGACAGCGGAAACGAACCTTATCCAAAGCATCAATGATTTCGCAAATCAATATGGGCAAAGAATGCTGCCGAGAACTGTCGGCTTGGGACCAGTACAAACTACATATCCGAATACCGCCCCAATTACTCCTCCCGTAGTACGACACAGCGGAGGTATTCTCGAGTCGATGGGTTTAACAGCAAGAGGAACAGACGTCGTTCCAGCTATGCTTACCCCCGGAGAATTTATTGTAAACGCAAAGACCACGAAGAAAAATAGGGCTTTCTTGGAGGCATTGAATTCAGGTGATGTGCTTTACTCTGCACAAGGTGGCTACGCCAACCAATATCCTGACAGTAATACTAACCCTTGGACTCAACGCCAAGCTCGAGGGTCGTATGCTCCCGCAACGGACTTACCTACAGGCTACTTCATGTCCCCCACCAATGCTAGGCAGAGGAGCACTATGGGCTATGGCGGTGAAGGAAAGACCCCTTGGCAAACTGAACAAATAACGCCTAAAGTGATAAAGGATTTTAAGGATGGCGTGGATGCATTCGTAAAGGGACTAGAGGACAAGGCTTACCCCTCAGATACCTACAAGCTGCGACCCGGAAATGCTCTGAAAGCTTTAGAAGATGCTATAGCCAAGAATACCAATACTGGTGCTGAGGATGTTATTGCAGAGCTAAGGGTTCAGCAGACCAAGTGGCAGACGGCGGGCCAAACAAAATGGGCAACTCAAGAAGGAAACAAAGCTACTGATTTGCAGAGTATTGTAAGGGCTGCTGCTAAAATGAACTTGAGTCTATCGGAGTTTAAAACTCTATGGCTTACCCAAGCATCAAAAGCAGTTCCCAAAAAACTTGATCCAGCGAATCAAGTCGTACCGACACAGCCCTCTTGGGTCAAACCCATAGAAGATTCGTTAGGTGAGCTTCCCACGAGCCTTAGTAAGATGGAGAAAAAGTACCGTGAGTTTTCGGAAAGGTTAGAAAAGATTGGTAAAGAATTAGAGGGGATAAGGGTAAAAAGGATTGCTGCTGGGGGCAATTCGGCAATGACCGGACCATTAGACTTGCAGCAAAGAAAATTACTGACAGAGCAAGCACTGATTCAGCAGAGGAAGGGTCATTTACAGTTGGGCATTGCGACAGAACGTGCCCGTCCGGGGGAAGTAACAGATTACTCTAAAAGAGTCAAAGAAGCTCGAACCCGAAGAAAGGAGGGGATGAGAAATCTTCTTGGCGATATCTACGGAAGATACGAGCGACCTTCCCAAGATGAAGCAAAAGATGCATTGCAGGACAAATGGGGAACGGAAGGATTCGGAAAACCCACTAGGAGAGAGATAGAAAATTATCGATTAGAGAATAGTCAGTGGAAGGGCATGACTAGTCTGGGTGATTCATTCATTAATCAACGAAGTCAACAGCCTATGATTGGTGACTATACGAATCAAATGAATAAGGCTGTATCCCATGGGTTAGCTGATAAATTTGAGGCGTCAGGTCTTGATCTGTCCGATTTCATGAAGGGAGAAGGACTGACAATGACCTCCGCCCAAAAGGATCACGGTTTGCAATCAATAATAAAGAGAGAGCTTGTTCAGCATGATTCCGGCAAGTACGTCCCGTTATCCCCCGAGAAGAAAAAAGCGATGGTGGATCAAGAAAGAAAAGAAGCTGCTCAGATGATGAGGGGAGAAATATTCTTCAGGCGATTGGACGATGGATCGGGAATGACTGAGAAAAGGAACGTTGACGCTGCGGGAAGAAGAGCAGGATATTGGGGTATAGGTGGCCAAGCTACGGGAGACATAGCAATGGACTCCTATGAGATGAAACAGAACATAAAAGATCGGCCCGAAGTACAGAAAAAGGTAGAGGGGATCAAAAAAACAATCGGTTCTTTAGACAAGACTATAGCAAGATTAGAAACCGAAGAATACGTAACTGGACGACCAGAAGACAGTGAAGAATTAAAAAAACTTAAGCATGACAAACTAAAACTCCAGCAACAGCGTGATATGCACGAGACCTTCCTAAAGACGCAGACCCCCGAGGCTCTTAAGAAGTTGGAGACCGACTATGATACGCAGTGGAATAAAAGAGCGTCGGCTTCTGGCCTCAATAAGGACGAAATGCTTACAGATGAATTTGGAAATAAGCTAGCTCCTCATAAGATGGCCGAATATTTGGATCAGCCTAAGTTTAAAGGCACTCTTGATATGGGTAAACTTTCTCAAGAGTACGATAAATATGCAGGGTCTATGGATCGTTCTTTCAATGTAATGCAGAACCTTAAAACAGCTACGGAATTCAGGACTAAGGTGCAGCAAAGATTTGCGCGGGTGGCGAAAGAAGCAGCGAAGAATGGGCTCTCTGTTAATGCTACTATGTCAGCAATGGCAAACGAGATGAAGAAAGTAGCTCTGGACATGAAGCTTGCAAAAGGAGAGATATCCGGTCGTACTGCTCGCGCTGGTAATAAACAGTATTATCAAGGGAAGGTAAATGATGGAACTTATGGAATGGGTGACATGGGTGGTCAATTTACTTCTCATTTTATAAGGAATGCTAAAGATGACATGCAGGACCTTAAGGACCTAATCGATTCTACGGCTATTGGAATGAGAGATGGGTTTAAAAAAGCATTCAAAGAATTTGCATTCGGAACCAAGTCATCTAAAGAAGCTTTCAGGGATTTGGCTATGGATATTACGAGTAATATCTTTTCCAGAATGCTGGACTTCTCATCAGAGAATTTTATGTCTTACTTGATGGGGCAGAGACACGCCAGTGGCGGATTGGTCAAGGGTTATGCGAACGGAGGTAGAGTTACGGGAGGAACTGGGCCAAGGTCTGATGATGTCCCGATGTTCGGTTCAGGAGGAGAATATGTAATACGGGCAGATTCAGCCAAGAGAATTGGATATGACAATTTAGAAAAGCTCAACTCATTAAAGGGATACTCGAGAGGGGGCGGGATATCTGCTGTCTTAAGGAATCAAATTGATTTTGATAATCCTGAGCAGCCGGAGAAAATGATTAAAAACATAGACCCGATGTTTTCAATTCTCGGACAAGAGAACCAAAGTAACCCGCAGAACAAGGAACGTTTTGAGAGAGAAGAGGCTTTTTATAGTCATCGCAAAAGCGAATACGAAAGGGAAAAAGCAAATGCAGAGAAGATGAAGGCATTCAGAGAGAAGAAGAAGCAGATGATTAAGTCTGGATGGATGTCTGCTGCTATGAGTCTCGTTAGTGCGGGTGCAGCCCAATGGGGAGATACAAATGCTATAGGTAAATTCCTTAATTCTACCGGAGGAAAAACGCTTGTAAGCGCAGGGATTGGTGGAGCTTTCGGCGGTACGAAAGGTGCAATAGCGGGTGGTATAAGCGGACTCGGTGCTGGGCTCTTGGGCAAGTGGCAAAAGGAAGATGACGCGAAAAAGGCTTTGGAATTTGAAAAGGACTTGTCTGAAATGATGGCTAAGCCGAGTTTTCAGAAACAGCTAGCATTACAGAAAGAGAGGCAAGGTCTCAACACTACAGGAGCCCCTGATGAACTGCATATGTGGGGAGCCCAAAATGTACCACAAGAATTTAAGAATGTTTATAAGGATAGGGCTAGGTTGAGCAAAATCGAATCGGAGCTTCATGATTTGAACCCCGCATTCAGAAACCCAAATCGTCAGGCAACGAAGGCGAAGGGTTTTTGGGAAGGCTTGAGGGGCGGTGCATCCAAGATTGGCAAAGGAATCAAGGACACTCCGGGGGCATTATGGAAAGGTGCTAAGGCTCCATTCGGGGCTGATTTCTGGGGCAATCCGGGGATGGACTTGTTTACGAATCCTTTTAGACGTCAAGCACGAGGTGGCTTAGTTAGAAGAGCGTTAGGAGGAATCGTTAGTAATCCTACGGGACAATTTCAGGAAATGAGCAGATCATTTTCCTCTTCGGAAACGATGGATACAGGTTCTAATGCTATGACTGTTGATGGAACAAGTTCTCTTATGGGTGGTTTAGGGATGGTTAAAGATTCAGGAATGTACTCTAACGGTGGGGGTATGAGAAACTTCGGATTAGATAATATATTAGCAAGGGTATCTAAAGGAGAGTTTATATTCAGCCCGAAATCGACTAGTTACCTTGGAGCCGACGCTTTGGACCGTCTCAATAGAGGAGATATACAAGGCTTCATGGATTTAAGTAACTTAGGCAATATGAAAGGATACGCCGAAGGCGGTTATGTGGGGGCTGGATTGCCGAGTTTGTCAACAGGTGGAGATTCAGGAGGAGGATCAAATTCATTCGATGTAGTTAACCAAAATTTAGTAAAACTAATCGACTCTGTCGATGGGGTTAGGGATTCTATAGAGCAGGACTCAGGAGAAGACTCCCCGAATAGGTCTAGTTCTGGAGGGAGTAAGGGAACTAGAGAAATCGCTAACAATATTAGTATTACTGTCAACATAGACAAGAATGGCGAAGTAAGTGGCAGAAGTGAAAATGACAGCCAAGAGGGGAGCGGGGGTAAAGGTGACGGGGACGAGAAAGATCAAGACCGCAAGGATAAAGACAAGAACAAGGCGTTGGGCCAAATGATGGAAATGGAGATTTTGAAAGTGATCACAGAGCAGAAGCGTCCGGGCGGTCTATTAGATGACAAGGCTAACTCTCGTTAGTCATTCCTTTCTCGAGCCTTCCTACCTGATACTTAAGTTCTTTTATCTCGTCTTCAAGTTCAAAAATCTGTTTGTCGAGTTTTACGACCAAGTCATTGTATGCCACTTCGAGATTCATTAACGCTGATTGGCTGCTAGGAGATACGACAGGGAAGTTAGAGTGTTCAGTGAAGTCCCTCGTTATGTTGCAGATTTTTTCGGTTTTAGAGTCATTCGTATAAGGAGCGTTGAGGAGAAGTTCTCGTTTTTTTACAGAGAGCTTCCCTTTCTTGACTCCAACTGGGAGTTTGTAATTGAGTTTAATATGCGATTTCCCGTTACTGAAAGAGGTTTTGGATATTTCTCTTTCGGATGTTAGCCTTTCGTTTACCAATTCAATGATAAGAGCTATCTTGGCCTTATTTCCTTTTCCTCCGTAAAAAATGGATTCTTCTGGACATATGAGATATTTCCCCGGTTCAAGAATAGTTACGGATTTAATAGCTCCTGCTTCAGATACTTCGTCTATTCTTAGTCTTGTAGGTAAAGATAAATTGCTGTTTGGCTCAACAGACAATTCTCCGCTTTGACATACCAGCTCGTCTCCTTCGGCGTGACCTTCCCCTGCTTCAACTATATTGGATACATTTATAGCCTTATACTCCTTGTAGGTGATTGTTAGGATATCGTTAGTCATTAGGTTAATACCAACGTCTTCCCCGACTTCAAGGCTCAGCCCATCTTCCGTTTCGAAGTCCTTTATATAGAAGAATTCGTTTGAGGTAGACACAGTGTAAGGGACTGAATCTTCTCTAAATCTTAAGAGGCTTCCGGGTCTAATGGTTTTCCAATCATTCTGGGATTCGCCTACGACCCTACTTGATCCTTTTTGAATTGAAGCTAGATAATTTATGTTTTTCGCCATGACTTTCCTTAGTTTTAAATATCGAATTGGATTGGGTTAGTTATTGATGTTACTTTCGCTTCTGCTATGACTCCATCTGCATCTTCAGGAGGGGAGATCGTTAAATTGGGAACTTCTACGTACCCTTGACCGTAGTTTATCATAGAAATTATGTCGATCTCGCCATCGAGAACCGAGGCTTGAGCTTTTGCTACCTCCCCGTTCTCACTTTCAGGAGAGGTGATTGTTATATGTGGAGCAGAACGATACCCCGAGCCCCTGTTAGTTATCTCTATATCAAAAATGTTTCCGTATGGTGTACTAGAATCGAAGGTGAGAAACTTATTTTCACTATACATGCCAAGCCACTCATCGAGTGTCTTAGGTAAGTTCCTTATAAAATGTTTTTTTTCAACGACAGATTTTTTCTTTTTGCTTAGTAATTGAGGGTCTTCTTCTTCTAAGGCTTTTTGAAAGGCAATGTCTAGTATTGAGAAAAATCCTTCTTTAGCTCCATTTATCTCAGATACCACGGAATTCATTCTTTCTATTGGGGTTTCTACCGTTTCGGAAATACCTGTCTCATTGGATGCTTTGTATATTGGCTCTAGTTTCTCATCTAATTCCCAAGAGAATGTAGAATGTTCCTTGGCTGTCATTTTTATTGCCTTGATGACGGCGTCTTCGTCTTTTTCCCTCATTTGAAGTTCGAATTTGAGGCTCTCTTTCAGAACATCATCATCTGCACTATTTAGAGAAAACATATCCCCATCACCAAGCACAAAGACTGTAGAAACTTTATCCATTTTTAAGTCGCTGATACGATACCAATATAAATTGGTCTGTTAGTGAAATTTCCCGTGTTATAATCGCTAGTTTGTATCTTTATAGCGAAACCTTCTGGGGCCTTATAGATGACAGCCTTTCTGCCCTTCATGTCTCCTGAATAAGGTACATAACCATGTTGGTAATGGCGAGTATACATTCCAACTGGAAAACTGCTATATTGCCCTGCACCGCGAGTTGAGGACCAAGTCCCCACACCAGTTTGTCCATCAGTAAGTTCTGTTGGCTTAATGTTACCAGCCGAAAGCCCCCCTACCTTTACTTCTACTATCTCTGTAAATAGAGACCTATCAAGGTTATCTCCGTATGTGGTCAATCCGGGTATGAAAACAACGTGGTATTCGTTATTCGGCATTGCTCTGTCAAACTGAAATACGTAAGTCACCAGATAACAGTGAGCGTAATGTGCAGTTTTTCGATAGGTAGCCCGATGGCCACTGTAATAAGAGGATTTGACTCCATAAGGAGTTTTCAGAAACATGTAATCCGTTTGATGAGTCTTCCCCCCATCCAACTGCGTAGTGGGATGCCTCCCATCCATTCTCGGTTCGTAAGCATTAGGTTCTGTATTGTGATCCCTGTGGGGATATTTGGCGGTACTATATATAGCATTTATTCCGTAATTATGAGTTATCTTGATTCCTCCGCCGACGCCTCCTTCCCAAAAACCAGAGATGTATTTTCTGAAGAATCCAGTTCCGTAATTAGCTACGAAATCACCTCTAGAGACTACCTTCACCACGTTGGATCGATGTTTGACTAGACCTATAGCAGGATGTATATCCGGTCTCCCTCTATTTAAAGATTCAGCGAGCAATACTTTATCTACTCCATCTCCAAACGCGACACTTATATACGCTGTCGTATCATCAGTGAAGTTCACCATGGAAATATCTACACCCATCGGATTATTACTGTTATTGTAAAAGTCTACTCTCCGTATAGAGTTTGCATTAAGGTAAGAATCGCTCAGAAGTTGGGCGTCTGTCGCATTAGTTATTGCAGATTCAACAGCAGATATCCATAAAACCCCCATAGCAGCATTCAAAGAATTTGGACCTCTTCCGAATAGGAGTTTAACGTCCCCATCAGGAGTTAGCCACTGATCAGAACACCAGACAGCATCAGAATCTTCGCACTCCGATACGGAATCATATTCGGTAAGTGGTATATATCCTATGTCTGGATTTTTCACATTAACGATATCATACCCGTTGGTGTTGCTGTATCCAGCTCCGGGTGTGAATGTACCAGCAGAACTTGCTCCGCTTCTATCTATCGCTTCTACCGTCACGTCATAGTCCCTACTTAACGTTGACAATTCTCGAATATGAGTCTGTAGCTCGAATTCCCAAGACAATTGCTGCGGGAGTCTATCCTCTAATGTGGTAGTGTAAAGGACTGTCGAAGAGGGTATATTACTATTGGAAGGCTCTCTGATTGTAATCTTATAGTCGTATATAACGGCTGGAGATTCGCCGTTTATCGAGACCTTCCAAACGAAAACAGGTTCAGCTAAATCATGCTGAACTTCTATTCTGGTTCCAGCAAGATCAGTTGCATCTCCTGCTGAAAAATCTTCGCCTGTTATAGTTAACGCATGGATCATTGTATCGAGAATCGGATTAATTCCAGCAACTTCGATGTAGAAATTTCCTTCAGTGTCTTCAGCGTTTGTCCCATACGTAGACGGCGATCCTATTCTGTTTCCAGAATAAACCCTGACATAATATTTACCATTTTCTTGAGGAATATATTCTCCGTCAAGATCATCTCTCGGATGAGAGCCCACAAGGTAACGGTCAATTGGAGTTCCGGTCGGAGGAGGGGGGTTCGATGGGACACCGTATTCAGAATCAAAATCCGATTCATTCCAATCGGACCCGAACTTAATATAAACCAGATAAGAAAGGACGTTCGATTGATCAGTAGCTGGTATTATTTGGTATTTTATTTTTTTCGTATTAGAGGAGATTAACTCTAGAGAAAGAAGGACAGCAGCGGGAGGATTAGTGGGGGGGGATGTTATATCATCATCGAAATCTGCTGTTCCGTCAATTGCAGCGAATTTACTCCTCAAATATTCTAATGCATAAACGCTATATATATTAGGCTCTTTTTCTGAGATATTTAGGACTTTAAAATCTTTTATCTTTTTGCTGGCCTCCCCTTGAAGCGATGCTGTGCTCCCGGTAGGTTCGATCATCCAGACCATATGATCAGGTATTTCGTAATCAGTGGTATTGAGAAGCCCACCCTCGTACTTGGTGAGTACGCTAAATCCATCTGAACCAGTACTTACCTCAGATTCTACGAATTCGAACGATTGGAGATGTGATCTTCTAATATCTGAGTAATCACGAGAGTCGATGGTCCCAACATCATCTACTGCTCCAGTAGATTGATCTACTAATGAGGTGTCATATTGATATGTAGGCGTCAGAAGGGTGATCTTATAGGTTCCATTCTGCGTTAAGTTTAATTTTTGATCGAACTTTATTTCTGTCCCACCTACTACATAGTCGTGGTACGAAATCATAGTCGGTTGTATCGATATAGTTCTTCCTCCATATCTTTTCGTATATTTATTAGAGTCAGATATCCCTATAATGTCTCCCGGCCTCAGAGTAGAACCTTCTATACCAGTGCTAAAATTTACGGTATCTACGTTCGATTGTTCGCTCAAAAGAGCCCATTTACCATATCTATGTGCTTGACCACGGGAAGTAACTCCAACCCCAGCCATTTCGATTTCTCTAATTCCGAATTTGCGTATGCCATCTACGTCTTCTATATACTCTACAGCGTTTTCGTAATTATTTCTTTTATCCTTGTACTTGACGATTGCTACAGTGTGTCTGGCTTTTCTCGCGCTTGATGAATAGGTAAAGTTTCCGTTTTCTACGCTAGCGTTTGTAAACACTGCTAGCGTATCTTTTTCGGAGTCTTGACTCGCATGGATAGTCCCTCCAGAAAAATATGTTACAGCGCGAAAAATGCTAGCCATATCGTTTACGACTTTATAAGCCTCATCCCTGCTCTGTATCGCCATGTCACAAGTGAATCGTGGTTCCTGTCCGCCATATCCATCCGGGACCATTGTGTCGCAATATTTTGCGATCTCATAGAGTGTCCATTTATCTATAAAATGTGACTCTATGTATTTGCCTAGGCCATACCTTTTATTTGTCAATATGTCATAAAAGCACCAAGCTGGATTATCAGTCCAGACTCTCTCGTTCTTGAAGTTCCCTTTCCAATAAGGATTCGCTATACCTTCGTAGGTCTGACCGTATTTTTTGGTAATGGGATTATAGTCAGCGGGGATATTAACCAGCGTTCCCCTCAGGTCAAATTTCCTATCAGGGATACTCGAAAAGAATTCAGCACTGAATCTTGTTTGGACACAGCATGAATTGGGGTACTTAAAAACATCTCCGTAAACCTCAAAGAAACTATCGACGAAAGTTTGATTCCTGAGGCCAGTATCAAGAGACTCTGCTGTTTCTCGAACGAATTTTATCTCCCAACCGACGTGTCCCTCCTCGCTAATATTAGGTACGTTCCCGAAGGTGATGTTTGACTGCTTTAGATATGGCGTAGAAGCTCTACCTGTCACGGTTTCAGATGCTCCTAACACATAGTTTTCTTCAGCCTTATTTTCTATATTCCATATTGGGCGGTAATATATGTAGTACGTTACGCTAGTATCTCTGATGTCACCATAATCATCAGTGTTTACTTTTTCTGTGTACATTAATTGATTTACTTTAACAGTAGCACCGATACCTTTGCATCTTGAGTTTTCGATTCTATATACTTTCGCAAATTCATCCCCAGTATCCCCACCGCCACGGAGCCTTTCCCCAACTGGCCTGTTGACTGTTAATGGGGTGCTAAGCCCGTCTGACACGCCACCTATATTAGTTCCGGGCGAAAATGTTAGATCGATTTGTTGATAATTTAATTTGTTTAATCCATTTATTAATGGAACGTCGTTCCATTTGATAGATTTTAGCCATTTTAAGCCAGACCCTAGCACTTCTCCTTTTATCCCGATCTCCGCAAAGACTTTTTCTTTTACTGTATCATATCCAATATTCCCCGACGTCCCGCTCCCTACATATTCTGAAGTAACGAGTCCTTCCACTTCTCCTTCGCAGAGCAAGTCAATACATCGAAGTTCTGTTATAGATATGGCTCTCTCTATATCTACGCCTTCTGAATCTTTCTGCCCAGTGATACCTTCGTCAACTTCCTCAGGAACCTCAGCGAAGAACATACTTGCTTCGGCAGGGTGAAGTAATCCGAATGATTCAATGAACTCGGAGTCTTTGAAATTCTCTCCTCTACGGATAAGCTCTCTCGATAAATGATGCTTAGCAGAGGATATTTGTCTTTTTAAAATCATCGTCTAAGTGTGAATTATATCGTAGGCTTCACGCAATACAGCAAGTTCTGTATGGATCGTGGAAATTTGCTCAGTATCGCTCGGGCTGTCGTATGCAATGACGTTATATGATTCATAGTTCGATTCTAAGACATAGGAACCAACTGGCAATCTCCCGTAAACGATAGGGACTGGGTTGCCTTCTTTGTTCGTGTTTATTGTCCCTTGAAACAAATAAGAAGTTGCACCTTTCAGTTCTATATTCTTAGGAGGGTCTAGAGTAGGCGGTTTTGCTAACATCGCCATAATTCCAGATGACAGAAGGGCTGCTCCCGCAGCAAATATTGCAGCCTTTACAGCAAAAGCTGCTCCAGCGAAAACGGTGAACACAGCTAGAATAAGTGCTGCTCCCATAATGATATTCAAGAGACCATCATCCGCTCCTTCGATTACGGGGACGATGTCGATAGACTGGAGGTCATCAAATTCCATACATACTTCAGTCTTCGCTATCTTTTCGATATCTTCATAATCATCATCAAATTCTACTTCTTTTTCATTTATATATACCTTGTATCTAATGTTCTTTTTTTCTTCTTCTAGAAGGTATTTGAATAGTTTTCTCTTAGAGAGAGTTTCTATTGCGTTGACTGCTTCAGCGACACTGCTTACCAGTAAATCCCACTCATTGCCGACTGTTTCTCCCAGTTGACCATGCAAACGAATTGTAGTGAATTGACTCATGCGAATTTTAGATGTCTTACTATCCCCCTTGTTCTTACTTCCATAGGGTGAGTTAGTTTTTCTATTCTAGGATATCCATACCTCGTGTGATGGAACACTTTATTGTCTCCTAAGTATATTAACAAGTGGGCCGTTATGTCAAAATATTTTAAGGCAATGACGTCGTACTTCCTAAGGAGCTTCTTACTTTCTGCATCGATTGGTCCCTCATGGATTGGGAAGAATCCCTCCTTTCTGTAGAATTCTTTTTCGTCGAGAATCTCTATATTTTTTCTCAATGTCCTTTGGTCTGTTAAATTCTGAAGCTCTTTCGTATTAGATGAGATATCGAGAGAAAGGACTTCCTTATAAAAGTCTATGACCGCCTTGAAACAAGTAAATGCACTTGGGTCCGGTTTCTTGGTCCAAATATTAGCTTTATAATTGGATGGCTCATGATTATGGAAAGAACCATCCTCAACATTATAGAGGATAGATTTGAGGTTGTGATTTTCACTTACTGATATATCTAATCCTGAGAACCCTCTGGTTCCAGAAGTATGAGAGTGATATATTGCAACTATTTTACCTGTCCTTGATGCCCTAACGTAACTTCTGGGAGAAATTTCGAAATGATCTTCTGGGTGAGAGGATGCATTTTTACATCTGAATGCTCTTAACTCATGGGAGCGGTTACTTGCGATGATCAAACCGCAAGCCTCTTTCCTTGAGTCTTCAAGAGAATGCTCTTTAATGCATCTCTTAATTTCTTCTGTTAAATACATTATTGTCCTATCCTACCGAGGGCAGGGAACCCTCCGAACGGCAAACTCCCGTCATTTATGTTATCCCATCTGAACTTACATCCTCTGATGGTTTTGGAACATTGGTCCGCCCACCAGTATTCTGTATTAGTTACTTCATTTCCAACGGTCGCTTTTTTAGCCACGAAATAATACCTTAGATTATCTTTTGTTATGTATACAAATTGCCCAGTCAGAAATGTCCTAGTAAGTGAAAATATGAAAGGGCCTGTGAGGCTCACCCCCGGAAGAAGGTCTGAAAATTTTTCATCGTTTTCCGTAGCCTTCGGGCCAGCAGACGCTGGAAGAGAAGCAGCTCCTTCACTACGAGTCATTCCATACTCCGCAGCCCATTCATCCACTGCCGAACTGTATTCATAGCTACAGCCTTCCCCCCTATAAAACCACATGCATCTCTTCGCTATCATAAGTCTGGCTGGTAGTCTTATGTTTTCTATGTCGAGCACTGAAGCTAACTCAAATTCGAGAGTCGTCTTACTCTCTTCTGATTTTCTCTCGATAAAATATACGTCCCTTGGAAACTCTGCGTTTTGATCTTCCGAATGTCTGTCGGGAGCGTCCCCAGCAAAATTAGCAGCGTCTAAATATTTAGCCAAGGTTCTTCTCCTTGTGAATTTAGCACCTACAGCGTCTCCGACTTGCTCCATCGTCGTTTTAAGAAGAGAGAGAGTAGGGACACCTTCTTCACTTACAGAAATCCTCATTTTTGGCTGAGGTAAAGTTCCAGTAGAATTATATTCGAACCCTTCTGATTCCGCAGGGATAGCGACGAATGTCTTGCCCTGCCATTGAAGGCTCGATTTAGTTAAATGTAAATTGTTATGAAATCTGAAGATTCTTTGGTGCTCATTCGTACTGTCGGGCTGACCTATTATTCCCTTGTCAAATAAGATGTCAGTTAAATCTATTTCGAAAAAAGTCATTAAAGCAGAAGGCCCAAGGGAAAACAGTTCTGCGTTAATTTTTTTACCGGAGTTCCTTGCAGTAGTTTTGTCCATCAGTTTATAACCGAAGTTTCGGAAAATTGAGCATTGATACTGAAGTTGTCAAAGAAAACATACGTGCTACTCCAGTTAGGGCACAGGAATCTTTTTTCCTTATCGAATGGCGGAGTAGCGGTGAATAAGAAAGATGCCGTTCCTCCCATCGTCTCTAAAAAGTGGAGTATTGCATTCGCCTCTTTTTGATTTCTCAGTTCGAAAGTTAGCTGTAAATCTAAAAGGGAACTATTCAATCCATCTGGACTTCTTTGTTCGTACCCATCCCCGAGCATAATCTTTTTAACTCTAGGCTCATGTTTGCTTTGGACATTATATGATGGGGTCCAATGGAACGATGGCTTTTTTTTCCCTGTTAAGCTGTCTGCCTTCCACCCAGCCCAATTGGTAGTATCCCAAGCGGGGTTAGTGGTTGATGCTGTATGGTCAGTTAAGGAATAGAAGTAAGATCGGGACGAATATCCTTCCTGCTCCGATAGTGTTGCCACGTATACCACATCGTTTACAGTATACGGGTCAGTTGTTGAGAAAAGTATGTCGTCGTAAATATTAGCCATTACCTTATTCCTTGCTGTAATTTACACGATTTTGCTGTATTTTAGGATATAAAATTAGCTGAGTGTAATTATCAGTACCTATGATCGACTTTAACACATCTACTCGATTAAGCAGGAGGAAACAACACTTCTTCCTGAACGACTCAGAAGTATCAGGGGTACAGAGCGTTGTGTCAAATTTCAATGTTCCTGTGAAGCCGATAGTTCACTTGGGGATGAGTGAGTTAAATTACACTTCAGATGGACCTGTAGTCGGTCAGGTGCAATTGACTTCATACTTTCTCAGTCATGACCACTTTATAGATAAGACCGGGGACGTCGGATTTAATGGCTATCTTCTAGAAAATAACTCAAATATCGCAGATAACTTTAGTTTTACTTCAGGATATCTGGCTCAGTATAGCCACACTTGTTCAGTTGGGGATATCCCTCAAATAAACGCGAATATGGTAGTATTCGGCAAAATTGGTAAAATCCCCACAACAGCAGGAGAAATGCTGGATGATTCCCCTTCTCACCTTACGGACATCCAAAATAACGCTGGTACTACCTATCCATTAAGGGTGATAGCCCCCGGATCAATAGAGATAGACTTTAAGGATGAACTCACCACAAACAGAGTAAACTCTTACTCAATTAGCGTAACTAGCAATAGAAACCCACTCTATGTCTTAGGCAAGAGATACCCTGCATCTGTAGAGCTTACGTATCCAGTCGAGGTTCAATGTAACTTTAATATGGACATAACGAGAGATAATTTCGCAATTAACAATAATTTCGATTCTCCATGCACGCCAAATTCTGGAGACTTAACAATAACGGTCAAAGACTATCATACTAATGAAATCGTGAATCAGTATCACCTACCAAACCTCAGGCTCACAGATCAATCCTACAATGTCGGGGCAGGAGCGAACGCAAATGTAAGTTTAACCTATAAAACATATCTTCTCAGACCATAAAATAGTGTAAATTCAAGTGGGTGGAATAAGGGAAAAGGTATGGTCTATTTCGATAATTGTGATGTAGTAATAAATGGCTCTGGCATTCTGGCAGATTCTGCTTCAGTGCAGTCTGTAAATTATCTTGACCCAGCTTACGTTCTTGAGAAAAGGGGAGAAGCTGGCCAGCCAGTTAAAGATTCCATCCGTTCTATGGTTCAGATTAGCTATATGGTCGAAGCTGATAACGAGCCGAATTTGGAAATCATTGAGACCATCAAACAATTCAGAAGCGACGACCACGTAGCGAAAGGATTTACTGTCGAAGTCGCGGGAGTATCTGGGACTTTCTACGTACAAGATTACACTCTGGCACTAAAACCAAACAGTGCTGCTCAAGCAAGCGTCCAATTCGTTACATATGAGCCACTAAAGGGAAGTTTGTCTTCTAAGAAAGTCGGGGGCGATGCGGTCAACTATAATCAGTCGAATTCGATAGTGAATGGTTGGAATACCTTCATAACGAGTAGCGGAGCCCACGGAGAATTTCCCACTTACGATTTCTCTTATCAATTCAGGGCTCAATGGGTTCCGATATATGCGATTGGAGGAAAATATCCCAAACAAGTGCAGTTAATGAATGCTTCAGAGATGTTAAATCTAACGAGTAGCGTGCATAGGCATATCACTTTTTCTGGAGAAAGAGCAGAAGATGCGTTCAGCACCGAGTTTGGCTCTGACATGGTCATAGAAGCCTTTGAAGTAGATTTACTTTGCGACTCTTTGGAGAACTCTCACTTGTCTCTAACTATGTCGGGCGGTCTTGTCGTAAATACATCACTTGAAGCAAGAGTTGGTGATATAGTAAGAACGAAGATAGGCGTGAATAGGAATTACTGATGGCTTACTATACTTACAAGAACTGCAAGATTCAGATAAATGAGCAGCCTATCTATGTTACGAACGCTACTGTAGAGTTTTCTGCTCGTCCAGAGCCTCAATATTACTCAGAGCAAAGACACTCATTCGACTATTTATCGACTAATGCAATCGGCGGTAGATTTGACATAGCGTACATACTTACAGGCGTAGACCCTCTGAAGGAATATTTTGAGGATGAAATACATTCGATAACAGGAGATTTTGGTGGGCTAAATTTTAAGAGTGGTTATCTATCCAGTTATTCTTTCAATGCTGTCCCTGCAAGTCCCGTTACGGTTCAAGCACAGATTGTATTTTTCGATGAGTTGAAAGGCGAATTTAATCCAACATACGAACAAGCGGAAAAAACAGATTTTTTAAACTTCTCTGACGCTGTCTTAGACGGTGGCTCTGGGATAGGGGACATTTCTAATATTTTAAGGTTCGGATATAACTATAGTGCTGAAGTCGAGCCCGCTCTAAAGGCAGGAGAAACTGTCCCCAGCGACGTAAAATTTGGGAAGAAACAGGTAGGCTTAACTATAGACATAGACAATCTGAGCGGAGACCTTTCCGTCACAGGGAATAATTCAGCTATCCAAATAAACCTTAAGCCTATAGATAGTTCTGTGACTGTTGAGAGTTATGGGGTAAGGGGAAAGGTCACTGCTAAGAATATAAGGGCAGCAGCGAATGAACCATTAATGACGAGCTTGTCCGTAAGGCAAGACAACGTTGTTTCGGAACCAGAAATTACATCTTTCTCTCCCTTGGCCTTCAGGGAACATGACACGGTAACGGTAAATGGATATAATCTTTCGACGGCAGTGAAAGCTTGCTTCGGGAAAGCTTGTACTAATGATGTTACGGTCATATCGGATGAAAGAGTTCAGGTTAAAGTTCCATATGGGGCTTCTAAGGTTGACTCTTATATAAGCATTACAAACTTTGGTGGAGAGAGTAGAAGCCCAAACACTTACACCCTTTTATTCGCAGATATGGTTGCGACCCACGCTGTTCCATTTACTGGTTATCCCGGTGATGAAATTACGATTCACGGGCAGAATTTTGATAGAATTACAGAGGTTCTTTTCCCTCCTAACGACATCCCTTCTAATAGTTTCAGTATCGTTGGGACAGTAGACTTGCTGAATAATGGAGAAGAGTCGCCTACCAAAGTCAAAGTTAAAGTTCCAGACCTGTCTTGCAAGGGTAGAATAAAAGTCGTTTCGTCTGATAAAGATCAGACCGTCCTTTCTGAGACGTGGTTGCCGTTACCTAAGATCAGTGGCTTTAGTCCTTCCGCCGGGGATGTCGATACTACCATTAGCGTAAAAGGGCAGAGTTTCTTGGGACTAACAGGAGTTCAATTTAATGGCTTGAATTCGACATTTTCAATTGTTGATGGTTACGAAGTACAAGCTATCGTTCCGAATAACGATGCCCAAGGGAAAATAAAATTAATGGGCTATACAGACCATATCCCGCTGTATCTCTATCAGCCTCCGGGGCATTGGATTGAGTCGCAATCTCCAGATAGAAGGTCCTATCAATCTATAAGTTCTGATCCTTTGGAACAAGACGTAGCTATAACAGGATTCCAACAAGACGTTTACCATCTCAGGAGCTGGGAATCTTACGATGGTTGGCCAACTCTTAAAACCGCCGTAAAGAATGTCATCGCTGGCGGGACAGAGACCGTAACTATTAGGTACAGCTTCATGTCGGGGGGGAGTTTAAGGAGGGGCTCGGATAATGTCATCGTTGAGAACGTTGATATGGAGGACTATCTTGATGGTTCTCTCAATGCTGTAGAGTTCTCTGGAGAGATCGTGTCAGCGATAGGAGAGTGGAAAGACGCCTTTGAAGATTGGTTCCCCGGACTCTCGATGAATTTTATAGACCTCGGGACAGAAAGGACCACTGGTCTAGCTACAGATTATTATGGTGTAGACTATGATATACCGACAGTTTCTCCGTCGGGTATCGGTGATTGGAGATTCAGTATGTCTCCTGTAGATGGGCAGCATAAAACATTAGCTTACGCATACCAACCGGGAGGGAGCCTTGGGAGCGTGGGAAACATTGGCGGTGATGTAGTATTTGACTCTCAAGATGATTGGCGACCAGACGGTGATCCTGCTTCAAGTGATCCTAATTCTTATAGCGTTAAGTTAATTGCAGCGCATGAGATAGGTCACGTATTAGGAATCGGGCATAACAGTAATGTCCAATCTTTGTTATACCCTCTCTACTATTCGACAGATGTCTTTTCTTCGAAATTTCCTAATGGTATTAAAGGTTCTTATCAAGAGGAAGAGGCTATCAAGGCTATCTATGGAGATATAAGGACCTACTCTATTACGACGGGCAGTGCGGGGACTGATATAATAATACAAGGGAAAAACTTTTGGCCCACTAGGTTAGATAGTCTTGTATATGCAGATTCTGCGATTGACTTTTCTGGTGCGTTTCAAACGACTTTCACCAATAACGCGAGAGCAGCGTTTACAGGAATAAATCAATTTACGTTGACAGGGATAATTCCGCCCGATGCAGTTCCGGGGAACGTATACATGAATGGGCAGGATGGTTCATTATACCCTTCTGGGAAATACCTATATGTAATACCGCCCCTTGGATATATTACCAGTATTACGCCGGGGACACTTTAAAAAATGCCTAGAGGATACATTCAAGGGTTTAGATTAGGGGGGGCTACAGACCTTACCTTTAAGTGTTCCTTGAGCTCTGTCATTTACTGTGGTTCGCTCACGACAGGCGTAGATATTATATCAGTATCTGAAGACCCGATAACTAGAGCAAGTTTCCTTTTATTCGAAGTTCCTGCTGGATTGCCAGAAGGAGAATATGATGCCTATGTTACTACTCCTGCTGGAATTATAACAGGGCAATACGATTATGGCCAAGGACTCAGGCAATTAGGCCCAGCAACTATTTCAGGAGTTATTCCGAGTAGTGGGATCGGGGGGAACGAAGTTCTTGTTACTGGAAGAAACCTATTCCCGCAGACAGGGTTTTTTGATGGAACTAAAGCATATTTTAATACTCCGGGGATAAGTGTTTCGGGAATACCGCTAACGATAGACTCAGATAGTTGGGATATAACCAATGGTGATCAACTTAGATTTTCTGTTCCAGAAACTGTTTCTCTTTCTGGATATGATAATAAATATGAATCAGCAGTATCAGGAACTATAGATTACGAGATTGTATTAAGTAATCGCTATGATCAGTGGCACACCGGGGTAGGCCATCCGTTTAAAGTAATACCTCCTCCTTACATAAAAGGATTCTCTCCAGCGTCCGGCCTCACTGGGGAGACTATCACGGTTTCGGGAGCCAACTACATAAACGTTTCAAGCATTGGGTTCGGGGGATATATTCACGCTTCTGGGTTTGTGGTGAATGGCATAACAGGGATAGAGAATGACGCAGACACTGTAATAAGCTCTGGGGAAATACAGTTTAAAGTACCTGATTCGTTAGTCGGAGATAATAGGATTCATATCGTCGCGACAGGTGGGGGAGCTACCTCAAGCGAGGATTTTAAGTTATTGATGTCTCCTGTCTCTATAGATGATATCAATCCCCCCCTTGGGAGAAGAGGAGATTACATAATCCTTAGCGGTGCAAGGATGCCCTCTGCTCTTAATGTGGATTTTTCGGGAGAGAATGAAACAGAGTCCAGAATAAATTCGACTAGTTTTAAGTTACTAAACAATAGGGCAATCGGAGTCAACGTTCCTAATGACGCTATAGATGGAGAGATAAGAGTGACGAATGAGGGAGGCTCCACTTCTTCTGCTAATGAATTTAATGTAATTTTTGATGCTGCTGTCCAAAGCATGACTCCATTATCTGGGAGATATTCTGATGTAATCACTGTGTCTGGACTTAATCTATCAGGAGCAGAATTTTTCTTCAGAAATGCTGATGGTGTAACGGATGCTAATACTCTTAAAGGGGACAATCTTATATACACGAATGAAACTGGAGCGACGTTTCAAGTACCGAAAGAAACTTTTTCTTCGCAAGTGTACGTTTCTGGAATAGCGGGAAACGCCTTTTACTATCCAGATATAGGAAATTTCACGGTAATCCCGACTATAGAAGGTGTGACTTTAAAGAATCCATCTTCGCCAAATACAATTAGATTCGCTGCTACACAGTTTTGTGTCTCTGGGATTAATGCTATTAGATCACTCGTTCTGGGTTATACCGGAAACAATAAAGCTGGTGGGGTAAGTCTTGGTAGAACTGATATATTTCTTAATGGCGATAGCGGTGATCCACCTACGTATACGTACCCCGGATACTCTTATTTTTCTGGGGTTCTACCATACGACGCAGATACTGAATATTTCGAAAGTGGATATTTTGCTTTGATAGCTGAGGACCCCATTTTCGAAACATCCACCCCAGAGGCACAGGTATCAGCACTCGTTTCAGGGAGAATGCATTTCCTTAATGAAATAGGGCATCTAGATGGGATATTATTTAAAGATGAAAAATATCAACTATTGCCACCATTACCGACGATAAATTCATTTTCCCCGAAGTTTGGATATCAAAACACTTCAGTTTCCGTGGAGGGATACAGTCTTTCTCAAATTACGGGAGTTATGTTTAGTGGATTTGATTCATTCCCGTCAGTATCTGGATTTGCAGATAACTTAATTATTTCAGATGACTACTCACTTAGCTTCAATCCTCCGTATTCTTTTAGTGGCTCTGGTCATCTCTTAGCTGAGAATATTGTAGGGGAAATCGCTGTTTCTACGGGTATTTTTACGAACGTGAGACCCATGAGGGTAGATGGAGTGTTCCCTGTCGCTGGTCAGCCGTTTAGATCATTTACGATTTCGGGTGATAATTTAGATTTTGTGAAAACAATAAAATTCGGGGATTTTGAGATTACAGGTTTTACTGCTTATAGGGTATGCTAGGATGATGATTTAATGGCGAATTGTACGATAATTACGGGTTTCATTCCTGAGCTTGTGCCGATACCTCAGGATGTCAACGTTTACCTCTCTAATGAGTTGGGACAGGTAAACGCTGGTCTTTTTCATGTCAAAGGGACGGGCTTATTAGTAGAGGGAGACTCCGAGCTTTTCGGTGCTCTTCACGTTCATGACAGTGACGCTTTCTTCGATAAAAATGTAACGATCTATGGTGGTGACTTATCCGTACAAAGTGGAAGCTTGTTCCTTAATGCTGGAGATTATTATATAAATGGGATTCCTCTTAGGTCTACGATAGCAAATGACCCCAACTCCATTGTTAAGTCAGGGCTTAGTTTAGATTTAGATGCCTCCAAATTAGACAGCTATCATGGTACTGGGGCACAGTGGTATGACCAATCGTATTACGAAAATGATCTATCATTCGTGAGTACGGGTCAGATGGCTGAGTTTCATGTCAATCAATTCATTGTCGATGAAACTGGCGATTTCGGAAGAATCGAAGACAGTAGCTCCATCCGTCCTGAGGTATTTACTTTCGGGATGTATTTTAATCCTACTCAAGAAGGGCACAGAGAAGGAAACTTCGTAGCTGGTAAGCTAACAAAAGGAAATGATACGAGCTATGGCTTTCACTATTATAATTCTGGAAGACTTGTCCATAGGATTAGGTTTGACGATTCAGCCTCAGAAGTAGCGGTAGATGATATACATTGGAGTGGCTGGCATTACGTTACGGCGAAGTGGGACGGAACGACCCATAGCATTTACGCTAATGGAAAATATATAACAGGAGATTCTTCTCAAGCTGGGGCTGCAATATCTTATAACGATCAGCCATTTCTAGTAGGGTATAACACGGGAGAGACACATACCCATAACCACTTCACCGGGAACATAGAATCAGTACATTTATACGAGGGTGTTCTTCCTGATTTCGAGATTAGAAAAAATTTCCTTAAGACAAGCACTCTCACTCTTCATAAGGACGTTAATATTAGCGGGGGGCTTTATGTAAACGGTAAAAACGTTTTAGATTTTGAGAGTGGTATAAATGTGTTTGTGGAAGATGGAGGCAACGCTTCAGTCACCGGAGATACAATCAAGAACATCGACGTTTCATCTGCTGGAGTCCAGATAACAGGTGGTGTAATCGAGCAGCTTACGTATTCAACCAACGTAAACAATCCGGCTGGAGACATAACCGTAGACGGTGGAACTAACGATGTAATCACCCTAAATATTGATGATTCGAATCAGCAGCTTTCAGTAAATAATGTAGGGATAGGTTCGACCGTCTTAATGAGGAACTATCATGGTTCCAATATTATTGCTGATATCACTGGTTATTTGTTTGTCATTGAACCCGGATCACAAAATACGGTCTATAATTTAAACCGTGCTTTCATTGACAGGAACAGCGGGGTTTTAAACATCTGGAATTCTGGCGGAAGTGTAGACATTAGTGGCGATAACTATATTTCAAATTATGGCGGTATCCTAAATGTCTCCGGTAATATAACTGGTAATATAAATATTTCTGGTGGTATCAACACTATTGATTTAGACGAAGCTGGAGTTTTTCAGGTCATCGGAGGACAACAGACTATCGCGAATTCTGGGCTCGTGCATATCTCAGGAGGCAGCAATTATATAACAGGAGGCAACATAAACGCCACGGGTGCTGCGTTTAGCATATGGAGTGGTACTACGCATGTTAATACTGTAGACCCAGTTTATATAGAGCAAAGTAATGCTGTTATATCAGATTCAGTAGTCAGTGTTTCCGGTAGCGACTCTTCTTTTATCGTTTCTTTTGGAACGGGAACCCTTGATGTCACACACTCTAGCATCCTTATAACGGATTACGTATCCGGCGATGAACCAGCACCAGTTTATACTACTATAGAAAACAATATCGAGGAGGGCGGACATTATTCCCCATCATTCTCTAATGGGAACTACGGATATCAGGAGAATTACATCACAATTTATTCTGGTGTACAGTTTGTAAACCGCGATCTCTTAACTACTAATATTAATGTACTGAACAACGCTTCCGGCTCCTCTGTGCCAATCAATATTACGGGAGGCGTTAATGCCCTACATGCAAAGACCGGGGGATATCTAATAGTAACGGGTGGCGTTAATACAATGACTGTCGATGACAGTTATTTGGGTAAGTCAGATATCAACGTCTGGTACGGAGACAATACCATCACATCGAATGGTACTATGACTGCCTATATCACAGGCAGCGGTATTTTCATGGGGACGATGAACCCGACCACGGCGAATATCGACATTCATCCTTATGCAATTTTTCAAGGCGACGCAGTCCTAAGTACGGCAAACATTACTTCTCATACGGGAATAGTAACTTTCAATAGCGGGTCGGAATGCACGACTTTAAACATTGGTGATGAGAATGGTTATGGAACTTATTCCACGTACATAACCGGGGATCAAACGATTAATCTGACGCTATCGAACTCTTACATTAACGAGCTTAATACTGCATATATTAATGGTGCTGATCAAAATGTATCGATTAGCGATGCTTCTGTTGTCTACGCTTATGATTCGACCAACACTATCAGTACTGAATACGATCTTGAGTTAAATGCTACAGGAGGGATTTCTTACGTCGATGCTAGAGATGCTTATGAGGTTAATCTAACTGTTAATAACCCTTCTTTGGCTCATGTCACGGGCGACATTATCCATATCCATAGTTCCACGGGGATAGACATAAATGAGCAAGTAAACACAATAACTATCACTGGTTCAGAGAACATAAATATAACGAGTGGGAATCAAACTATTCAGAACAGTAGTGGTGTTACTATCGGTGCATACGGAAATTTTTCGAGGGTTTTAAACACGGCCATCAACGACAGCGTCGTCTCTCTCTCGGGTAGTAGAAATTATATCTATGATAGCGTAAATACGATTACCACTGATTATTTAGATATCTTTAATGGAGTCAATTCTCCGTCCGTATACGGGGCGATGAATGTCTACACAGGAACGGTGGACATAACAAACCCAATTCAAGGGGAACTTAATATAACTAGCGGTGTTGACACGCAAGTCCATAACTCTGGAGTCGTTAACTTCTATGCCAATACATCAGCGGAAAATGTGTTCGGTGGAATCGTAAATATTACGAATAGCGATATCACTACGTTCGAAGGGTCTGGCGCAAGCGTTAATATGTATGATCCGTCTATCGGTATTGCGTATCAGAGCCTACACTTTACGCCGACGGATAATACTGGAATCTATGTAGTCAGAGGAGATTTCTCGCATCCTTCAAGTGGGTTCGTAGTTTACACCCAACAAAATCTTATCACTGGCAATGTCGTAGATATTTATCACGGAAATAACTGGCTAGACTTTTCAAATTTTTCTAATACTGGTTCCGGCAATTTAGTAAATATCTTTGGTGTATCAGGAGCTACAACGAATAACTATATTTCGGGTAGCGAATTGATCACTCTTTCTGGAGATGGGAATTATGTTTCCGTTTATAACTCTAACGCCTCTGGCAATGTTCCGCACATCTTACAATTTAGTGATGGTTCAATTGTTACCGTAGATAACACGAATTCTAATGGCACAGCTTTAGTAACTGGTTTCGGTCAGGCTATCATAGCGGGGGGACTAACTAATGTAACCGGAAATCTTGTCATAATTAGTGGGGGCACTAATGTTCTGCAAAATGATTTTAGTGGAGAGATTACAATAAGCGGTGGTCTTAATCTTGTCGATCTTTCTGGTGAATTAACAATAAATCATGGAACGAATTTTGTTACAGGTTTATCTACTGTCACGATAAACCAAAATCCAGAGAGCGGAGGAAACGCTAATACATATGTCTATGGAGCGACAGAAGCTAACGTTACTGGCATGGCTCCGAACATATCGTTCAGTGGCTATACTGGATCAAGCACTGTTAATGTCACGAGCGACACATCGTACTTCTTTGATTCTACTGTAGATATAGGAACAGGGGGATTCGCAATTTCAGGTGGCACGACCACCATAGGGTCTGCAACTGATGTAACGGTAAATCAAGGAACGACCACTTTAAATAATCCTTCAAACCCGATAATAAATTCTCCTTCCAGTAACGTAGTATACGGAGGGTTTAATACTCTTCCTACGGGAACGATCTATTATGGAAACAACACTATAGAAGGAGATGTAGGACTTATAAATCTTTCGGGAGAAGGAACAGCGACCATAACTCATGACGGCGGAAACCTTGATGTCATAGGCGGGAATGTATCAATTTATGGCTCTGGCGATAACAGGATTTCGGGGAGTACGGTTTTCATCCACGGCGGTGAAAATCTTATAACAGGAGATGATATTTTCTTTAATTCCGGCGCGAGCGCAAATCTCGTAGCGTCAGGAAACATAACAGTTACAAATGCACATAATGTGTACATCTCTGGGCTTAGCACCGGAGATATTCTAGTTTATGATAATGATCTAGTAACCATCACGGGCATTGTCAATAGTGTTACAGGTGTAAATATTAGTATCGTTGGTTTGTCAGGCGGGCACACGGTAGTAAATACGCCGAGTAGTCCTTACATTACAGGAGGTCTTAACTTCGTAAATCTTTCTGGAGATGACTTTATTTTTCTAGGCGTAGAAAGCCCAATCATAAGTGGTTCTACAGTCAACATGACTGATGTTGAGATGGCCACGATAACTAATGGTACTACTAATTTTACAGGAACAGTTTCGGGGATTGTAAACGGCGAAAATGTCACCATGACTTTCGTGTCGGGGATGGGAGTAGATGTAACTGCGACCAATAATACTATCCTAAACTATTCCGGTCAGGTAAACGTCGGGGACTACCCAAGTATTTATCACGGAATTGTTCCTATCTATAGCGGTACTCAGATAGACATAGATAGGAATTCTACTATCACCGCGTATGATTCCAGCTTCGTCGCTGATAACGTATATTCAGCTAGCGTATATAGCGGTACTGCCTTTTTCACAGGGGTAGACACTAATTTAACCGCTCAGCTTAATAACTCGATTGGGCATATTTACATAGAGACAGGCCAAACAGTTGATGTCGTTTCTTATAACACATCTACTGTGAATCTGCACCACACTGGCTCAGGCGCATTCATCAACGCTTATGATGACACGACGATTAACATCTCTGGATGTATAAATGATATATACAGTGGTCCTGTCGAAATTAAGCTGGGAGTAAATTACGTTTATTCCACGGGAGTAACGACTCAAGCGGGCCATAACGAAATCACCACTGATGATTGTGATATCTTACAAGGCTTTAACTACTTCTATAATTTCACAGGAAATGCAGAGATAAGTGGCCTTTATAATTTCTTTTACGATAGTGAGTGTTCTTATATTAGTGGGTATTTGAATCGTTTCTTTAACGGGAACAATCATATCATCCTCGATGATAGAGATACTTTCAATACCACGAATCATATTACCGCTTTCGTAGATAAGAGCGGGGACTTCCATTACGTAAGTATAACCGGGAGCGGAAATACTATTAATGTTACGGGGAATGAGCTTGCGGAGATAAATGACTATAGCCAGTACATCAACCGGAACGATATTTTTGCAATCGCAAGGAGCGGAACATTCGTTACCATAACAGGGAATAACACTACTAATAATATTACTGGTGCTGGTGACGTAGAGGTTAGGAATTTTACCGTCACGAACAGAACGTTCACCACCGTCGGTAAAAGCGGGACGTTCATAGATGTTAGCGGGAATGATAACATCGTCACAGGATCGGGACAAACGACCATAAATGATTATTCCAATAGATACGTAACACGGAGTTCGATAGATAAGAGTGGAATTTTCATAGACGTAAACGGAAACGAGAACATCGTCACTGGCTCTGGCCAAACGACAATAAACGATTATTCGAACAGATATACGACGGTTAACCTAATTGAGGAAACTGGAACTTATATTACCGTAAATGGAAATGAGAATATCGTCACTGGTTCTGGGCAGACGACCATAAAAGACTACTCCAACAGATATACGACGGTTAACCTAATCGACGAGACAGGAGTCTACATCACCGTCAGCGGTGACAACAACATTATCACTGGCTCTGGGCAGACGACCATAAAAGATTATTCCACAAAAACTACAACGACTACTGTTGTAGAAAAATCTGGGACATTCGATTATTCGACTACCGAGAATTACAACACGTTCTTCGATAACACTGGAACGTATATAACAATCTCGGGTGATAACAATGCGACGATAAGAGTCCTTGATGGGGATGCGTATGTTTATAATGGTGGGTTCGTAGAAAAATCTGGCGTATTTATTACGGTATCAGGAGACAACAATACAATAACTGGCTCTGGGCAGACGACCATATATGATTATTCCTCAAATGTTACTTACGATGTAGATAAAACAGGAATATTCATAACGGTTACTGGGGATAACGTTACTGTCACTGGCTCAGGGCAAACGACTATCAATGATTACTCCTCCTCTTATTCATATACAGATGTATACGAGATAGAAAAATCAGGAGAGTTCTACAGCATCACGGGAGATTCGAATGTCCTGACGTTTACTGGTAGTGGGATTACTGTAAATGACTACTCGAGCAAGACCACAAATGTTTATGAGGTAGATAAAACTGGAGAGTTCTACAGCATCACGGGAGACGGAAATTCAATAACGATCACTGGGAGCGGGATTACCGTAAATGATTATACAAGAAATACCACAAACGTTTACCAGATAGATAGATCGGGATCGTTCGTAACCATCACTGGCACTAACCAGACCTTCACAATAACCGGAAGTACTGGAATAACTGTTGAGGACAACAGACAGCAAATCACAAACGTTTACCAGATAGAAAAATCTGGAACGTTCATGACTGTTACGGGGAGTGGCCATTCAGTAAGCGTCACTGGAACAGGAATTACCTTAAACGACTATAGTTATCATCCGTATTTTGATCAGACGATAACTGAGATAACACAAACTAATACTTACAATAACGTATTAAAGATAGATAAGACTGGTGACTTCTCGTACTACAGCATCACTGGCTCTGGGAATACATTCCATTTCACGGGCTCGGGAATCACGGTAAACGATTATAGCCAAGAGATCAACTACGTCACCGCCACAAACATATTCGACGTAAGAATAAGTGGTGGCTATAACACTTTCTCTGGTGCTGATGACGTATACGTTACTGGGGCCAGAAATTTATCGACTAACATAATTTACGATAGTGACGTTCATATTTATAACGCTCTAAATGATATTTCCATTACCGGAGGTAACCAGTACTTCACTGGAGAGAACGTGAACATTTATGACGGAAATGCTTACTTCACGAATCTATCAGGTGGCATAGTAAATGTAGAAGATAGTGATGTTCAGATTCTTAATAGCGGTATCGTAGACGTTACTGGTAGTGACGTAACCGTCTTTAATGGTCCGTATACTAATCCCGGAGAGTATATCTATACGGGTTATTTCATTACTGGTGCTGGCAATACTCTTATTAATGTTTCTGGGACGACATCAATAGTAAATATAACTGGAGAAGTTACTGTCTCTGGTGGCAAAAATTCTATTTCAGATAGTGAAGTCAACATTTATGAAGGTACTAATTCTCTCTCAGGTAATGAAAGCATTTACCTTACGGGAACGGCAGACCTGTACGGAGAGCTTGGGATATATGGAAATGATAACTACTTCTTCCCACAAGATGGGAGCGTAGTTAATGTCGATACTGGAATAGCGCACATTTCTGGTGGCTTAGTACATATAGGAAGTGGCATAGCATCTGGAGCAAGTCCGACTTTCACCATCGGCATAACTGGATCGACCGTCGCCATTAATTCAGGGTGTGAAAATAGTATCTATGATTCAGTAGCTAACATATTCACCAACACAGCCACCCTTTCCGGTGGCGTTAACAATGTGTTTTCCCAGACCGTCGGTTTAGACGGCGGTGTTAATACTATGGTCGTCAGTGGGGATGTTAGGGCCATAACGGGTGGCGTTAATACGATCACTACCGACAACGTGAATTCCGTCACCGGAGGCGTGAACACGTTCAATATTCTTCATTCCGGTTATGTGAATTTGATGTCTGGACAAGACACAAATATCTACGCCACAGGAAATGAGCTAACGGATATTAAGTTATACATCACAGGGAATACGTTTGAGGCTGGATCAAGCAACGCAGGGACGAACAACATCACCGCTACCTCTCAAGCTGGTGGAACAACCAACATCGATGTTGATTTGGCGTCGCATGATAATGCAGCCACCCACCATCACCTTATAGATACTTTCAACGCCAATTATTCTAACGTTTATTTAACGGGTTCTCAGAATATAAATGCTGGCACAATTTCACAGGCTCATAATACGTTCAACACCGTGAGTCTGGGGGGTACTAATGCGTTTTCGAGTTTAACTGCATATGGTCCATCGGTCCACGAAAGCGGTTTAGTTACTGGAGACGTAGAGTTAAACACGGTTAGAAATCTGGTCATAGGGATTACCAATGGTCCTCTTAATGTTACTATTACAGGTTCGGGGACCGGATATTTCACGGGACCATATGCATCAGGCTCGGTGGGGATAACGGGAACCGTAAATAACCTTAGCGTAACAGGCGGTCACGTAACATTAAACAGCAACACTCTTACTAGTAACGTTGATGTAGATGAAAGTTCAGTGGAGATAAACCACTACACAGGCGGAAATACAAACTACATAAACACGAGCACGGTAACAATAATCTCCGGCCACACTAATATCACAGGTGGTGAAATCACAGTCCAAGAAAGTATAAACGACATAGAGGTAAATATTGCTTCTGGCTCTGATGCATCATTGACGCTTACCAATAGCACCAACTACATAAGCGGTGGAGTAAGTCACATCTCCGGTTCGGCTTATATAACAGGAGGAATTAATTACATTTCTGGTGGTGCTGGATTCGTAGCAACCCTGAGTAGCGGTTTAAATAATACTATTCATAGCTACGGTGGGGACATAACGATAAATAATAAGCCCACGATTACAGGGAACACTGTCACTGGATCAGGTTCCATATCCGTAGAGGAAGGGGATATATTTATTTATCATTCGGGCGATGGACATAATTTAACCATCAACTCGGGCGAAGTTACGATTACGGGTACTAATTCGCAGATAGATATTCACGGAGGGGACAATTACCTGTATATGCCAACTGGCACATATGTGTACGGAGACATTACCAATTGGCAGTCCACAGGAACTATCGAAAGTATAAGTCAAGCGGGCACTGATCATTCGATAGGAACGCTAAATCACACAGGAAATATAGGTGATTTCGATATCGATTTGATTAGCGGGACTATCGGGACTATCCAGCTTTCTTCTTATCTCGATTTGACGGACACAATCATTACTGGAAGTGGTAATAATATTTATTCTGAGTCGAACATAGATAACTTCTATGTAAACAACAGCGAGATAACTAATATCTTCCTTGGATCGGGGATTCTGGATATCGACACCGGAATTATTGGAAATGTTTACCTAACCGGAACGAGCACTGGTGATTTTGATATCGACTATCAATCGGGTGATCTAACAGTAAACGCTTTCCAGAACTACGAGAATACTCAATCGAGTTATGCTACTTCGAGTTACTATGGCGGTGGCGCGGTGGCCACTACTTCGGCAAGTGCCGATCAAGAAGTTGGTGCTATTAGGCTGGATATTGGAAGTCACGTAGGAGATTCGACTATAGATTTATCGACATATTACTCATCGACGGCATCTCCCGCTGGGGGGTATGCATCAAACAATTCTAGTAGCCAAGTCTTTACCAAGGACAATTCACCAGTAACCGTGGATATCGTCCTTGAGTCTGGATCAGATTTGTTCCTGAATGCGAATTTCACAAATAGCATTTCTCAAAGTACCAGTTCCTATTATGGCAGTACAAACACTTTCACTAACACTGGAAACGTTTATCAGGTTTCAATAACTGGTGATGGAATTGTTCATATCACTGGGTCTGATGGGATTCATATCTACGATGCTGACACAATTAGCATTACTGGAACAGCGAACATAACAGGGTCGAATCCAATCATCTCTGGATCGACCGTATACGCATACGACTCCAATCTCGATTTGGCCAAAACCACGAATGCCATATTCGTGACAGGCGGTCATAACGAAATATATACGAGAGCACAAAACATCTTTACAGGAGCGACTACCGTTTCTGGACATTACATTGAAGAAGGTGGCTTCATTAACATCACTGGAAATGTCGAAAACCTTTATTCTGGCGTCACCATCAATCAAATATTTAGTGGTACTCAATATGCTACTGGAATCATTGAGAATGTTATTATTACTGGAGGCATTAACGACCTTGAAGGTGATAATCTAACACTTTACGCAGCTTACATCGGGACGCTACGCAACACGGATAATTCGGTAACGACCGGATCATTCGTAACTACAGGAAACACTGTCACAGGGTCAGGTGTCTTAAATGTATATAACACCCTCAACAAGAGTACCAACAACACGGTAAATCTTACGGGTGATCATTCTCATGTAAATACGGTAATTAGCGGTACTGTTAATGTTAATTCTGATGCGATAACTAGCTTAAGGATTACGGGCGGTGTTAATGCCATATCTGGAGGAGACGATCAGATCGTAAATATTAGCGGTGGAGATAATACCATCGATGGTGGTACTGCAACAATCATCGGAGATATCGCGAACCTTACCCTCAAAGATAGCGTTAATACTGTAACGGGCGGAACTATACAGGTTGACGGAGGAATAAATGATATAACAGGCCACTATGTAGGAATCACGGGTGGCACGAACTACATCAACCATAACCAAGATATTGATAATATTGATGCTTATGGCGGAACCTTCCATCTCCAATACAATACGGGAGTAACGGTAACTGGCACGGACTTCACGGTTAATATTACAGATGGTACGACTTCTATCACTGGTCAGAACAATGCAATAAACCTCACTACCAGCGTTCTTAATGCCACTCAGACAGATGGTGATATCTTCGTGTATGAAAGCACGGTTACAGCCAACGACTTCTCTAACTTGAATATTACAGGTGGCTTAAACACCAACTACATAGACAATCGTTCGGGCGTAGCGAACATAGACAATTCATTGCTCCAAACGGTTGATGCTTCCTCCTCATCGGTAATAAAGAATTATCTGACTCAAGTTACGACTATCACTGGAGGGACTACGTACATAACTGGAAATGTAACAGGGAAGCTGATAGAGACCGCTAATATCTATACTGGGACGACGAATATTCCGGTGTATGCCTCTGATGGTATTGGATCAATAACCATAAATTCCGGTTTAACGAATCTCGATTATGCTACTGGGGTAAATATCTATCAGGGCAGCAATAATATTCACGATTCTGATGTTATCCTCCAAGGCGACAGCAGCAACATTTATATTACTGGTGGCATAAATACATTCACTGGTCGCAACATCGATATTTCAGGAGGAATTAATTACGTCACCCTTTCTGGTGAGGATGTCTTGCTGTATAATAGTACTATGGTAGTGACAGGAGGTTCGATCTCCTATGTTTCTGGTCACGATATAGATATTTACCACGGAACTACCAACATCACAGATCATCCGAACGAAATTAATGTTTGGTATACTCAAACAGATGGAACCTCTAATGATGCTAGGGTTATAATATCCGGTGGCCTAACAAATGTTTACCAGTTCAGGAATATAGAAAAACACAGCGGTGCGTTTACAGATATAAATCATATTGGCCCAGAGGCCCTGCATTATCAGTACAATACGCACACCTCGAACTCCGCCAATTACGGGTATGCTGGCTCGGCTACATCATACCAGTACAATAATCCTTCCATAACAGGATCAGTTCATAATGTTACGGGGGTAAGCAATACTACAAATATTTCAGGTGGGGTTGTTAACATATACAATGCCCCAAGAGTACATGCTGATTACAGGGATAACACATTCTCTGCTGTTGGCTACTATTCTCAGAGCAACTTCTCTCCTACTTTCAGTAGCACAATTTCGGATAATGAGTTTACAAACACTAACACGATACATAACTCCACGGTTACGATAACGGGGACTTACGATAATATCGGTCAGACCAATTTTGATTCAGGAAATACAGTCAATATCTATATCGACGGGGCTGTGCATCTGGAACAGCCGACAGGAAACATAATCGGCAACGTCAGCAGTATGACGTTCACAGGGATAAACAAACAGTTAAATGTTTCTGGGTCGGTGCAGATAATCGATGCACACGAAATCGTTCTTCAAAATTTCAATGACGCTCAGAACGTTGATAGTAACGTCTCTGTAATCGACTCCAATATTGGTGGATCAGTAAATGTTTACGGCGGTCTAACTCAGGTTTTGGGAACGAATCCAGTCACTTTTAATCTTACCACTGGTGATTTAGCAGCTAATACTATAATTCATCATGGGCAATTGAGTCATGGGTTTGCGATTGGAGATGTAATCAGATACGAACAACAACCTGTAGTATCTCCCGGCGTCCCCGCTATTTCAGGATATGTTAAGGCTTGCGCCAACAACATTAGCACTTCGACTCCCTTAGGCGTGGTTAAATCGGTTTTAGGATCGAGTTTTGAATATGTTTCCCACGGTCAGATTCCTTACATAACTGGTTATACAGCAGGACAACCCCTCTACTTGAGTGACGTGACCTCTGGCCAATTAACTGAGGTGGCCCCATCTAGCTTTGGTTCCTCTGTCGTAGAAGTTGCTCAAGTAGTAAACGGCGGTCACCTTATCGTTAGTCCCCATTTCTCTGGTACTCATATCTTTCCGCAAAATACGGGGGCGAATATATATCCCACGAAATATGTGGGTTCTACCGCATTCGGAAACTCTGACACATTCTATAGAGACCACCTGATGGCCGAGACGGTCATGATGACCAAGAAGATAGACCTTACTCAGACCGGAAAACATGTTATTCATATGAGCCCAGAAGGTTATTTTTATGCGGATGAGGCGGGATTGTTAATTACCGAATCAACTAACCCAGTTCTAACTGGCCCCGAGTTCATGATGGGTTATAGTGGTGACTTAGAGGGGTATACGGATAAGAATGCTATTGATGCAATCACAGAGGGTCAAAGAGAAAGGTATCTGGCGTTGAATGATACGAAGGCAACCGATCATATGATAGTGACTATAAGCAGTGGCGCAACGGCGGGAGCGTTAGAAGGTAAGTTTTATTTTAAAGGTTTTTTAACACAGGATAGTTAAGACCAATGGCTAGAAGAAAAACAATTTTAGACAAAGACGCAGTTACGACTGAAGAAGGTAGTACTTTTATCGGGCCGACCGGACCACTAGCTACTGGACCCACTGGGCCTATTGGTCCTATCGGGCCCGCTGGGTCAACTGGGGATACAGGAAGTGCTGGTGCTGCTGGCCCTCAGGGGTCTACTGGTCCTCAAGGCGGTTTTGCAGGAGACGCGCAACCATATAAATTTTCCACTTCTACAACTGATTCATACCCCGGAATAGGATATCTGAGACTTAATCATTCCGGCTACTTTTCATCAGTTGATACTGCGTATATTAGCATTTACGACCAAGGAGAAAATAATATTACTACTTGGTTGGATTCCTTCGACGATAACTCTAGTAACTCTACCAACAGAGGGAGAATCAAGATTTTTAAGAAGTCTGCGCCTGAGAATTTCGTAACATTTAAGATTAATGCAGCGAATGTATCGGGGAGTCAGTACCGAAAAATAAGCGTATCTGCAATTACTTATAGTAGTAATACTATTACTGCTGTGTTCGGAAACGACAATGAACTAGTCGTTGCATTTTCTGTTACGGGTGAAAAAGGAGACGCTGGCCCTGATGGCGACGATGGCAGCACTGGTTCTGCTGGTCCTGCTGGGCCTACAGGTTCTGCGGGTTCCACGGGTGCTACTGGCCCTATTGGAGGGTTTGGCGGAGACTCGTATCAATTTACTTTCGACAGTTCTACTACTGATGCTGACCCCGGAACAGGGGAATTAAGATTAAATGATTCTGATCTTATGGCAGTCACTAAAGTCTATGTTAATTATTTCGATGCTGGGGGGAACATAGCTACTTGGTTGGCGTCCTTAGATGATGTTCTCGGATCAAGGATAAAGATTTTTAAACAAGATTCCCCTATTACAAAATGGGTGAGTCTTACCATCACTTCAGCGAGTGAAGAAGGCGGTGGTTATTACAAGAAACTGAACGTATCTAGTAATGATTCGTTAGGAAGCTTTTCCAATTCGGATATCTTAGTGATGTCTTTTTCTCCCGCAGCGCAAGGTCCGACAGGTGCTGTGGGTTCTAGTGGGCCTACTGGTCCTCAAGGTCTTGCTGGGCCCGCTGGGGGTCCTACAGGTCCTGCTGGTCCCGCTGGTCCTCTCGGTCCTACTGGCCCTGTTGGCCCTTCTGGTGGTCCTGCTGGACCGACAGGTCCTGCTGGTTCTGGAGGTGCTGCTGGCCCTGCTGGTCCTACTGGTTCTGGTGGTTCTGCTGGCCCTGCTGGCCCCACGGGTCCCTCTGGTGGTCCTGCTGGTCCAACAGGTAGTGCTGGTCCTGCTGGTCCTGCTGGTCCTACTGGTCCCGCTGGTGGCCCTGCTGGCCCTGCTGGACCTACAGGTCCTGCTGGTTCTGCTGGTCCTGCTGGTCCCTCTGGTGGTCCTGCTGGACCGACAGGCCCCGCTGGTCCTCAAGGTGATCCGGGTCCGGGTGGTGGTGATCAGGGTCCGACAGGCCCTGCTGGTGCTGCTGGTGCTGCTGGACCTACAGGTCCCGCTGGTGGTGCTGGAGGTGCTGGTCCCGCTGGGCCTACTGGCCCCGCTGGTGGTGCTGGAGGTGCTGGCCCCGCTGGTCCTGCTGGCCCTACGGGTCCCGCTGGTGGTCCTGCTGGACCCACAGGTCCCGCTGGTCCCGCTGGTGGTCCTGCTGGACCGACAGGCCCTGCTGGAGGTGCTGGACCCGCTGGGCCTACTGGAAGTGCTGGAGGTGCTGGGCCCGCTGGTCCTACAGGTTCCGGTGGTGCTGCTGGACCCACAGGCCCTACTGGTGCTGGCGGAGGTTTAACTAGGGTAGTAGTTACTTCAGATGGTGATATTACGTCCAGTGTAACAGGCGATACCCTGTACATAATAGACAACAACGGGTCTAGTCAGGATTTTGTATTAACTCTCCCGACTGCATCCAGCGCAGGAGCGGGGACGAAGATAACTTGTATTATCTTTGACATTGGCATGAATAGCGTGAAGGTCACCGCCTCTGCTTCTGGAAGTGATGTTATCTATGACGCTTACAACGAGTACAATAGTATGAGCGGGGGTCTTTCGAACGGTAATGGCATGAGTACCATGTACGCCTACCAACCCTTAACCCTTGTTAGTGATGGAGATGGCTTTTGGTGGACCCAACCACACGGATCAGATGAAGGCATGTGGTACGCTTACTAGCTCTCTTTAGGCTTATACTTTTGAAGGGCCGTCGTTAATTCATAGACGGTGATATTCGGGATATTATGTAAGCCTTCAAAATTTTCCGCGCCATCTACCTTCATGCTAATACATTTCTTTTTGACCTGTTCGAAAGAAATATCTTTATCTCTCATGAGTTTTTCCAGCATGTAGTGTACGTTCGCCCTATTCTCAAACTGATCTGACACTACAGACTTCTTGGTCACATCGATGGTTTCGGCTGTCTTCGATAATTCTTGGGGTGTCCTTGCTACTTCATCCTGACCGACAATATTGATCTTTAAGAAATTGCGAACGCAACGAGTAAAAGCGCGGTTCTCTGCTATCTCAGGTAGGTAATATCTGGCGAAACCGTCAGTGTTTGATACCGACGCACAAGATAAGGACTGAAATTGAATTGGCTTACCTTGAGTCTCATAATTTGGGAGCCAATCTATTTGGCAAGAAACTGTTACGAAATCAGGTTCGGCTGTATAAACTTGATATGACACGCTCGAATAACCTCTTACTTGAGCGAGTTCCTTCAGCCCCCCTATCATGATGAGAAGCTGATTGTCTTTGAGACCTTCTATAGAAGTAGGAACAGTCTTCTCTCTGCTCTCGAACCATTGTCTATTCGGGTAAAGATATTTCTCTGAGACCATAGCTCTCCAATCAATAGAGCCGTCTTCATTAAATTTGTATTCTATATGTTCATTATTCATCAGCCCGCGATTGTCTCTCGTATCGGCTGATGTATTTTTATTTAGTTCCATAGGGTTGCTCATTATATTTTCTCCAATATTGTCATGTATTCTAGGTCATACCAGAATTCTTCTATATTAATTACTGGTCTTATATCGTCTGTTGATTCAACACTGTCTCCATTCTGCCAATCTAACTTACTCAAATATACTTTTTCTTTGCTGAGGGTTACTTTAGAAGATTTATAAAAAAGATCGTCTAGTTTCTTGTCTTTAAAAACAGCTAGTGGGTTTCCTTCCTTCGATACTTCTTCGATTTTAAATTTTTGTTTTTCGGTTATCACAGAATCAAAGTCTAAATAGGGAATCTTGATGTCATTTATTTTTTCTTCATCGAGAGCCGAAAGAAGCATCATCTTTATATTAAGCCCTTGGACAAGCTTCGCAAATTCGGGGCTATGGTTTTCGTCTAAGATATATATGACTTCACTGATCTGTTTATTGAAGTTCCTTAAAATGTCTTCACTGATAGGCTTATCAGTAATGATGGAGCAGTGGTTTAGTTGCAATTGCTTAGATAATATATCCTCATCAAACGAATAATCCATTCGAATGATAAGGTTATCGATTCCAAGATTTTTTATATCTACCAAAGAATCGGGAACTGATTCTACGAGTCTACTCGAATAAGTAGGGCCTAAATAAAGAGTTCTGTATGGGTAATCGAACTCTAGTCCTAAGAGATCGCATACTGATCTTGCTATATCTTCAGGCTTCAGATTATTAATCATCTTCGGATCATCTTCATTGCTATAACACGGAGACTCTCCTTTCCTGTCTGGATGAAAAAGCCTATGGTCATCTGGATTTCCCCAGTAGGGAGTTGTATTACCCGGAGAACAAACCCCGTAAGTAGAAACTATTTTTTTATTGAGTCCACTCGCCATGTGAGTAGGAAAGCTATCGCAGCCCAAGTGCAGCATTGCTCCCCTTAGTACGTATGCAGTTTGGCCAATGTTAGTTTGTCCTTGCAAGTGACTACATCCGGCATACGAGTGTTCAGCTTGTGTTCCTAATTGAAGAATCCTAATATCCGCCTCTGCTAAATATGGGGCGAGGATTGAGACTACCTCTTGCCAGTAGTCATAAAATCTAGATGACTTCGTAGTAGGATGAAAGGTGATATATTTATCGAAGCATAACGGAAAAAATTTCTCCGATATAAACGGTTTATCGATTTTTAACCCGCAATGGGTAGCATAAGATTCAATCAAGTGCATTTTCGTACCTCAAATCTTTGTAAGCTATGTTTGTTAATCCGTTATGCATCCAAGTCAGGATTTTCTGAGTATTCACAAAAGGAAGGAACGCAATCTTGAAGTAACCTTTGTGAGTCTTCGATCCTTCTAACCAAGGGAGGCTATCCATCTGCGGAGCATAAGGAATCGTCTTATGTACGTATGGATTCCCATCTAGGACCTCTGAGAATTCAGGACGTACAGCGACATATAAATTATAATCTGGATATTGTTCTTTCATTGACCGGAAGAGGCTAGTCGATATGTATATATCTCCTATCGCCTCAGGCATTACGTATAGCATCCTTTTCCCATCATCGTCTTCATCAAGGACGTCAGTGAGATCGCCTTTATTATCTCCCTTGCTGTTTTCATTGACCGCTACATGTCTAAAATAGTCTTCTATCTGTTTCTTGTCTGTACCTTTTTCCAATTCTTGAGTCCAGTATTTGTATCCGTCATCTTTTTCGTCCACATGCTCCATCTTTAGAATGTTGTGGTACATCCATATCAGCCAATCCTTATCACTTAACCCTGTCGGGATTTGTATATTCGGGTCTTTTTTCTCTTCCGTATTTTTAAAGTCAAAATCGGTTTTCTCACATCCGTCCAAAAAATCTTCTATTTGCTTAGATATAACTTCTACCGAAAAGTTATTGATGACCCATTCTCTAGCCTTTTCGCCCATCTTTTTTCGTTGGGCTGGTTTCATTTTGAAAACCTTCGCTAACTGTTTAGATATCGAGCTTTCATGAGTTTGGGCTTTAATAAATTGAGTATTAGGTTCCCTGTATGCTTTCCAATCGAGAGGTATAGAGCAAGCTTCATCAACGCAAAGGTCCTCTCCACAACTATAGTTCGTCACTAATGTGATTAGTTCAGTAAGCTTCGCTTCTTGTATCGGTATTTCTTGACCACCAGAAGTGAATGGGTGGCAATATACGTTCATCAGATTATATACTTCATTAAGTTGGCTTTCTGTAACACCATTATTAGTGTTAGTGGTGATGAGTCCTGCCTCTTTCTCCGATCCACAAGCGGGGCATTTTTTATCCTGCCCTTGAAACGTTGCAATAAAATAGAATTTACAAGTACGGCAAACGTAAGTGGTTAGTATATCCTCCATGTCAACCCCATATTCGCTTGCCAACTTAGGGATGTCCCAGCCTTCCGAGAAATGAGTATGCAGAAGGAGTTTAGCTCTTTGAGCCTTTGGCTCTCGAGATTTAAACATTTTGAAACCCTCTAAAAGAGAATATATGGTTTTTCTTAGTTGGTTTCTAAACACGAACCCAATTATGAAAACATCTTCGGAGATTCCGTGTCTCTTCCTTAGTTCCGTTTTTTCTGAGTCTGGAAGTTTGTGGAAAAATTGAGTATCTACTGATCCGCGCATCGTTCTGACGTGCTTGTGCCCAAGACGGTGCATCTCTTTGGTGGCGAAGTCAGCCCAAATCCAATAGTCCTTTATGCTCTTCGCCTTTTCTACGGCAGTGGGAAGTAACGGAAGAGAATCTAGAGTTGTCCAGATTACACTAGGTATCTTGTTAAACCAAAATTTATCTACGGTGTAATCAAGCCCCCAGATATCTTGTGCCCCTATGTAAACATCAGGTTTTTCCTCGTCTATTACCTTATCTATAAAGTATGAACCATATCCAGCCATCCTAGCGAAGGTAGGGTCTCTATTTATTCTTTCCAACTCAGATTGGTTTGAAGGCAAACAACCTACTGAACGCCAAGGGGTCTTCTTCAGCACCGGAGAATTTTCCTGTGTCCCTATGCAATAATGGACTAACTCATATTTCTTTGTATTATAAAGATGAGAGAGTATAGCCCTAGCGTTTCGACCAAACCCAGTTTTTGCTAAGCTCGAATCAGTATGAACTAATACTTTGAGTTTATCGCTCATTGTTGATAGTTGCTCCTATTAGAATAAGTCTCCTTAGGCCCAGCGTTCCCTTTTACTCCTATCGTTTTTCCTGTCTTATTCCCATGTCCGGTGGACTGAAGAGTAACATAAAGGAAGCTTTCTAAATCGCTTTTTAATAACCGAGCCTCATCTAGGGTCAGAGTTACGAAGAAGGACGCAGTTTCCCCTGCTCGTTCTGTGGTGGTTACCTTCTTATTCCCAGTAATTCCATATCCTTTTGGGCTACCTCCAGATTCATCGTCTCTCCAGATAGTTAATTTAAGAGACGCTTCCTGAGTGGGGCTTCGGTGATAGCAACTCCACTCCTGACAGCGTTCGATCCCTCTTATTAGTCCAGCGGTTTCTACTCTAGTAAGCTTCATGAAAAGACTCCCCGTCGGGGTGTTCTTGTTTTTCTTAAAGTCGCCCTTTTTCTTTTCTGCGTCCCAACTGTCTTGCTTTATCATGCTGAGCATAATACTGCTACTGCTGAGATAGAACTGACATGCAGCCCCTGTCCCTTTCGGGTTCGCTTTATAAAATTGTGTTTGCATTTTAGTTAATTCCTAGTTGATCTAAGATAGAATCTATTTGTCTTATTGTTTCTTCGTTAATTTCGTTGGGTAGTTCGGATAGCTTAGTATAAACCCTATGATCCTGAGCCCCCATTAAGTTTATAAAAACTGCGTCACCTTTTTTACGCCCGTTGACGATTACAATGTTTCCCTTCTCAGGGATAGAGCCTCTATTGACGTTTTTTACTTTATCGAAGCTATTCTCGAATAACAAAGCATCGATGCTGTTGGTTTCATCAGTGATGAGAAATTTAACATATTTAGTACCTTTCTTAGATTTACTCTTGTAGACATCTTTTATTTCTCCTACGAATGAGACTATAGAATTCGCAGGAGTCTCGTCTACTGTGTCCAGTGTCGCCAGATTAGGCTTTTTTTCAAGAAAAATATCCCTCAGAGAGACATCATAAGCATACCCTAAGCAACTTTTTTCATAATACCAATTAGCGAACCTCTTAGACTTGTTGTTTTGCTGGTAAATCCTGACGTAAGGAGAATACTTTCTTCTGATAGTCTCTCTTCTTGATGGCTTAATTATGACCTTCCCTTTCTCATCTTTAAAGGAACATAAGTGTCTAGCGATTTTAGGCAAATCATACTCGAACTTTTCCCCGAGAGGTATAACGAAGCGTCTTTCTCTATCCGTGAGGATTTTCCATAATTGCGATTCTAGGACGACTTGACTTCTGGACTGCTTGAATCCTTCCAGTGCTCCTGCTTGAATTAAAGATGATAGAATGCCCATAGGGATTCCAGCATCTTGTGCTGCTTGAAAAATTTCAAATTTATTAGAGTACTTATTCCTAAAGCTGTTCACTTTCTCTATAGATTTATCAGATATGCCTTTGATAGAGAGAAGGCCAAACCTAATATTCCCTTTCTCAATAGAGAAACTCATATCAGATTTTATAAGGTGAGGAGGAAGGAGTTCAACGCCAAATTTCTTTAACTCTCTATGTATTTTAGAGATTTCAGAAATAGGATCAGGTTCGAATCTCGTCATCCTTAAAAGAGATAAGAAAAATTCTTTGGGGTGATTAAACTTTAGGTAAATAGTAGTAGCTGAGAGATTAGCGTAGGCGATAGAGTGAGACTTATTGAAAGAATAATTAGCCGAATCTTCAAGGACTCTCCAGAGGACGTCCCCTATCTCTGGGTCTAATTTGTTTTCTTTTATTTTTTCTCTAATTTTCTTTTTCCATTTTCTTACTTCGCTGACCTTTTTTTTGCCGACTATTCGCCTGAGGACTTCTGCTTCGTCTAATGTGAAACCGATCTTGTGAGCCATCTGCATCAACTGCTCTTGGTAAAGAGCTACTCCCCCCGTTGATGATAAAATGTCATCAAAGAATGGGTGTATGGGAACTGCTTCACCTGTCTCTACATATTTTGCGTACTGGTCTAGGAAGGCTAAGGCTCCGGGTCTTGCAAGAGCAAGGACAGCACTCAATTCTTCTATGTTCCGGGGTTTTACTTTTTGGCAAACTTTGAAATTGGTTCCTGCCTCTAATTGAAAGAGACCGTGCGGGCATTTAAGTTTTTGTAAGTTCCTATAAATAGACGGATCATCTACATCGATATCTGAAGAATCTATTCCTATCTGTTTACAAACGTCGTCTACCACGGTAACGCTTCGCAAGCCAAGTAGGTCGAGCTTCACGTTAAGTAAAGAGGCCCAGTTCATGTCATAACCAGACACGAAGTCCTTGTCAGATGTTAATTCTACTGGGCAATTTTTTCTAAGTTGGTCTCTTGACAGAAGCATACCGGAGGCATGGACTCCCTTGTTCCTAATGAGACCTTTTAGCTTTAGTGATATATCATAGACCTTCCTGTTCTCATCACACCATTCCCTGAATGAATCCTCAGAGGTATATGCTTCTTCGATGTCTTTCACTATGCCGAACACTTTAGGTATTAGAGCAGTGACTCCGTTCATCTCTGTTTCTGTCTTACCAGAAATTACTTTTCCGCAATCTTTAATTAGGATTTTGCCACTTAGCTTGCTTAAAGTCAGGATTTTGGAAGTTTTACCTACGAATTCTTTTTGTAGGAACTCAATTACTTTCCCTCGATTGTAATAACATATGTCGAGATCGACATCGCACATTAATGACCCATCGAGATAAGTTATTCCATTTACTACTTTCTTCTTTGCTCTGATTTTTGACACGAATCTTTCAAAGTAAAGGTCGTGTCTCACTGAATCGATCTTGGTAACTCCTATCAAGAAGAGGATGAGGCTTCCAGCAGCACTCCCTCTCCCCGGACCAGTGGGTATATTATTAGAGTTACAGAAATCGACGACTTTCCATACCAGTAAGATATAATCGATGAATCCGAGTTCCCTGAGGATGCCGAGTTCGCGCTTCGCTCTGTCAGAATATTTCTTGTATTCTTCGGAACCTTTTTTTAGTCCTAGTTTTCTAAAACCTTCGAGGCCAAGGGACCTTAAAAATTCTTCGTTACTAGTCTCTCCTTCTGGGGTATCAAACGTGGGTAGCCTGACTCCATGAAGGTTTAGATTATAAGGCTTAAATTTCTCTGAGAAACTCATTTATAGATCGGGATTAATTGGACCATCGGATATCCCTCTTTAAATACCAACATTTTTTCGTCTTTGATAGGTTTAGAACAAAAGAGTGGATTTACCTCTTCCCCGAAAGGGTCCTTTAGAAAATCGGGCATCTCTTCGCCCTTTTTTTCGACTCTATTTTTGGTCTTTTCATAAGAAAGTCTATGATCCCCAGCTAAAATTCCCGGTTGAATCCTAATATCTATATCGCTTTTGAAGTGATACGCTGGCGTAATGCAAAGAATATCAATTGGCTTCTCATCCTTAGATCGGATCATCCAAGGAAGGTTGCATTTGAAAACATGCGGTAAATCTCCGTTCTCGAACGGAAACCCTTGCTTCACTGCTTCTTCTGTCATCGGTTTAATCATGAAATTGTGGATCATGAAATTAATGGGAGCCCTCACGAGATATCCACGAGAAGTCACCCATCTTATCCCATAGCAATGTCTTAAAATGTGGTCTTTCGTGTACCAAGGGGGAAGCATATCTTTAGCAGGAATGGGTGGGTACATTCTGATTTTTTCCTTAAGGAACTCTAGTTGTTCTCCTTTTATCTCTATCCCTTGGTCTTTAGCTTGCGCCTCGATCCACAAGTCCAGATCGTACATTTCGAATTCTACATCATCATACTCAATCATTTTTATTTTTCCTTGGTGGGGGGCCTATTTCTAATATGTGAAAGTTCTCACATAAATCATTAACAATCCCATATAGAGATTCGGCAGAATCTTGAGTCCTTAGTCTATAAAAAACATCACTCCTTCTCTTATCAGATTTTTCGGAATGTTTAGAAGTGACTATAAGGTAATCTAGTCCCTCCTCGTCTAGTCGATCTTTGAGATCGTAAACATTATCTAATGAAGCCATATCAAATTTCTACTTGGTATTTTATTTTATGCCAGACTTTGACATTAAGCTGCAAGTCGTTCAGCGCATTGTGTAGCATATCGTAATTATGTGCAATACCATACTGTTCCCCTAGCTGGTCTAGCCTGTTCCTCAACCCTCTTTTTCGGAAGTGGAGCATCCTGTATTGGTATTCTAAGAAGTCTGATCCTTTTTGGTAGAAGTGTTCTCCTTTTATCCCTCTCGCCATACACATCGTATCTATAATTTTTTCTGTTAAATGGTCACTGTCCCTCTTGCAATGACGATACATCTCTCTAATTAGATAGATATCGAAGCCTAACACGTTATGGCCGACTATATGATCCGCGTCATCAAGCCAATCGAAAATAGTGTCACTCATTTCTTCGAAAGGTACTGCTTTAGAAATATAATTTTGATAGTTAAATCTAGTTACTCTCGCTGCCTCCTTACTTACATCAATGTCTCTCTGGGGCCATTTAACGTACCAGTCTTTTTCTTCTATTATTGAATTCCCTCGGATTTTGATCATCGCAATTTGCCAAGGCAAATTTTTCTCAAAACTCAGACAAAGGTTTTCAGTCTCGCAGTCTATAAAGACTAGAGTCTTTTCGTTATCATATCTTAATAGTTCTTCGTTCATTCTACAGTTACAGATTTAGCTAAGTTTCTAGGTTTGTCTATATTTATGTTCTCAAATTGATGTTTCCTGATTGCGACACGGAGAGCAAAGAGTTGGAAGAATATTACGGACAGGATCGGAGCAACGTAGTCATTGCAATCCGGCATTACTACTTCAGCAAATTTTTTCCCTGTTATCTGTTGGTTAGATTTTCTTACTATAACGACCTCCCCACCTCTTAATGATACTTCACTACTTGTAGAGGAATTCTTTTTCTCTAAATTATTTTGAGCAGCGAATAGAATCACAGGGGTATCTTCTGTGATTAAGGCTAAGGGGCCATGTTTTATTTCACCAGAAGGGTAAGCCTGACTGTTGATATAAGACACTTCTTTGAGCTTAAGGGAGGCTTCAAGTGCCACGGGATACATTGACTGCCTACCGAGGAAGATGACCTCCTCTAATGTCTGGAGTGACGGTCCAGATGCGTACATTGCTCGAGATGGCAATGAATTCACCAAATCATCAATTTCATTTCCTTCGAGAACTTCTTTTATTAGTTCTGGAATCTTGGATATGTAATCTGCTTCTGCCTTACCAAAGTAGCACGCCATCATTAATAGAATCGTTGCTTGTGATGTGAATGTTTTCGTCGATGCGACCGACACTTCTTTACCCGCGTATTGATATATTCCTTTGCCAGCCTCTCTAGCTAATGTACTACAAACAGAGTTTGTTATAGTAAAAAGATCATACCCTAAGTCTCTGCATTTTAGTAAAGAAGTTATTGTGTCTGCTGTCTCCCCGGATTGGCTTATAAATATCGCCAAAACGTTTTCTTCTTTTGGGACTGACCGATAATTAAATTCTGAAGCTGTTTCGACTTCAGTAGGAATTCCTGATATGTCTTCGAAATAATATTTCCCTAGAAGTCCGGCATGATATGATGTACCGCACCCGATAATCAGAATCCTATCGGGGTAAATTTTTTCAATGGAAGGTATTTTTATTTTTCCTTCTTTTAGTCTTCCTCTTATTGCTCTCCGTATAGAATCGGGCTGTTCGAATATTTCTTTTTCCATATGTGAGGAATACTCGCCCAGCAGAGGATGGCTATCAGTAGAATTATCTTTTAGCCGATCCTGTATATCCTTAATCTCAAGAGGAACTTCAGACTGATAAAAATCCTGCACTCTGACATCGTTTCCAGTGATCCAAGCTATCCTGTTGTCGTCTAGATCAACGACTCCAGAGAAATTGCCAGAGAATACTGAAGAATCGCTAGATAAGTAGTTTCCATTTTCGCTCAGTCCTATAGAGATGGGAGAGCTACGCCTTGCTGCTATTAATAAGTTTGGCCTGTCAGAGCAAATAACCCCTATCCCGAAAGTACCCTCCACTTTTGATAGTGCCTTCGTAATGGCCATCTCTAAGCTCTCAAATTTGTCGTAGTAATAAGAGATAAGGTTTACTAGAACTTCACTATCGGTATCAGAATAAAAAGAACAATACTTTTCATCGATAAGCATCGTCTTTAATTCAGAGTGGTTTTCGATGATTCCGTTATGCACTAGATGGAACTTTCCATCTGCGCTTTTATGAGGATGAGTGTTTTCAATTGTGACTTTCCCATGAGTAGCCCATCTAGTATGCCCTATCGCGACCCCGCCCTTTATTTCCCCGATAGAGTTCTTTTCAGCGATTGTTTTGGGAAGAGATAAGGAAGGGGGTCCAATCTCTTTCTCTATGTGTACATGGCCTGAGGATTCATTTAAGAGGGCTATACCGCAAGAATCATACCCTCGGTATTCTAGGTCAATCAAACCTCTGTAAACCTCCTCGTAGGCGTCTTTAGGCCCTATATAGCCGACTATTCCGCACATAACTTGCCTCCTTCTCCTTCAAGCCAGCTTTCAAAACAGAATTCCCTAGAGTGCATGTGGTCTAAGTTAGGTTTGTTTAAGGTACTCCTTTTGTTAATGCAACGATGGGTAAGGTAAGCAAGAAAATCTTCTCTCCCTTTATAATAAATTGTTTGCACGGGGATTGAATTATATTTTTTCCCATCGTCAGTATAATCCCTCAACCTTCTTCTTAGTAAGCCATCGAAAGGGAGATTATTTTCTTCTTCGAAGAAGGTCATCTCGGTAAAATCCACATTGGGTAATACCCTTTTAGATAGAAGGCAGTTCTTAAATAAGAAAGAATCGTAGAATGGAACACATAGTTCTAAACTCTTATCATCCCAGTTTTCTTTGAGCCTATCGAAGTCGAAACGAGGGACGTAGTAAAAGCCTTCCGTAGCTGCTTCTGAATAAATTTTTATAAGCTTTTTGTATCCGTTTTTGTTTTTGGCGAAAATGATATATTTGCTTTCCTCGGATAAGGACTGCTCATTCTTTTTCTCCATGTCCCTGCAAATTGTTAAACGTATCCCGTATATTAATTGGATTTTGTTTTTTTCAGAATTCGTATAAGCCTCGAGGAAACCACTCATGGAGTCTTCCACTAGAAACATTTGACTGAGATTATGATTTTTACAAATTCCTATGATAGAGTCAGGACCAGAAGGATCGTCCTCGTCGGAGAGAGTTAGGATGCTCTTCCCAAGGCTGTAGTGGCTTTTGAATAATGGGATCGTTTTATTACTCATAAGAGCTTGTTCTCGCCGTGAAACTTGGGGCAACCATCATATTCTATTTTTTCTATATCTTCTTTTTTATCAGGCTTTAATTCATCTTTACTGAATGAACTTTTCTTAATCTTGCCTTCTTTATTTCTTATCACGTAATAAGTAAATGGGTCCCTCATGGGACAAACCCAAGTTTTACCAGCAGCACATAGCCACTTATTCTTCTTGTTGTTGTAAGCGTAATTACTCTTGGCATCGTTCTCAGTGAAATTAACCATTAGGTCGTAGATATGAGAGAGATAATGCTCGAAGCCTTTTAGTTGAGCATTCGTGTATTCGAGTCGTTGAATTGGGCTCCTCGGGAAACGAAGGAACAAGAATTCGACGACAGGCTTTAGCTTTGGCCACAATTTTTTGCTGGCCAATGAATACATCATTGCTTGGACATTAGTAGTGAGTTCTTCTCCTCTAAATTTATTCTTACTAGATTTATAGTCAGTGATTTTTACGACACCTTCTTCTTCGTATCTAGTAATTTTATCAATGAATCCTAATGCTTTGTATTTGGGGCTTCTCTTCGTTAGTTCGAATTTAATTTCTGGTTCAGATAGTTCTCCGCCCTCGCCAAAGAAGTCTTGGCCTAGTCCAAGGGTTATCATATCGCTGCACATATCATAGTTTTCTTGGGTGAATGCTTCATACTCATTAAGCTTCTTAATCACCAATCTATTAACAGCAGCACTTCCTTGTATCCCATCGTTTAATAAAATTAAATCGTAGTGACGCCTATGTTTTTCATGGAGCAACATCTCAAAGACTAGATGGCAGACAGTTCCTCTTATGGCCCCGTCATTGGTTGTGTCGGGCATTTTTAGAAAATACTTTGTCCAAAAAAGCCAAGAACATGTCTCCAAGGTTTTTATCCTCGAGGCAGACAAGTATAATGTATTGTTATCTCTTACCTTTTTCAAAATTATCTCCAGACTCTTCTAAGTTTAAATTTGTGCATACCATTCCTTTATTTCAGGCTTCGACATGTCCCCGAAGTCATTCCTAGAAGGAAGCCTAACCTTAATATTACTAGGAGAGAAGAGTTTACAAAGCCCATTCCGTAATCTTTTCGCTCCGCGATTTCCGGCTCCTCCAGAGTCTGAGTCGTTGTCTAAAGATATTATGATACTTTCTGGCTCGCACTTCAAGAGAGCTTTTACGATACCGCTCGATCCTCCTACTCCAAACACGCATAAGGTATTCTTAATGTCGCAATCCCAGAGAGCCATCATGTCTCCGATCCCCTCTACAATTATGACTTCTTTTTTATCCTTTATTATCTCGTGATTGAAGAAGAAGGGATGCATCCATTGTTTTTTTTCGCCTATTATTTTCCATTTTGGTCTTTGAGAGTTCTCAATTTTTAGCAAATCTCTTCCGCAAAAACCGACGACGTCTTCTCTCATATTGAAGATAGGGAAAACGTATCTGCTAGCCATTTGTCCTTTATAGGCTATCCCTCCTCGGAAGAGTGAAACTGTTTCTTCACTAATCCCCTTCAGTTCCCAGTATTTGTGTCTTTTTATTAGGCGGTCTAACATCTCCTTAGGGTATTTCTTCTGGGTCTTAAGCAGGAGCTTTTGGCCTTCTGCCTTCTCTATCAAGCGGTATTTATTTCCGAGGGCTTTTCTTACGTCTTCCGGGCTACTTAATTTAAGAGTTATCTGTACTAACTTTTCTAGGTCTCCGCCTATCTGTTCCTTAAAGTCGAACCAAGCCCCATCTTTTTTCCTTATGGAAAGGATGCTCTCATTATCTGAGTCACGATATAATGGCGTGGTGCGATATTCTTGACCGCTATCGGTAAGGGTATAACCGATTGAAGTTAAAATTTCGTAGACACTTTCGTTCATACCGAGACGTTACTTCTTTCTTCATTGTTTTGATTATCGTTTAGCTGATAGTTTTCCCTAGCCTCCTCAATTACATGCCTAAGAGAGCCCCTTTCGGTAACTCTGAAATTATCTATGTCAAAATTAAGATAGAATGGGCATGGTTTATTTTCTCCGTCTGGAGGCATTGGTCTGTCCAAATAAGGGCTATGACCATAAGCCATTTTACCTTGTATCCTTGTCTTCACTGGAATCAATTTATGAGTACCCCACCTTTCTCCATCTAAAGCCCTCTCGTCTGCTGTCTTTTGTCGGAAAAGAAACACATTAGAAGCGAACCAAGTAAATCTATCAGAGATAGCTATAACGGATGCATCATCAGTCACTTGCCCAGAGTTCCTGTTGAAGCTTTCTCCACTACGATTCATTTGCATCGCGGTAAAGATGGGGCAATTCAGTTCTATAGCGAGTCTTTTGATCTTATCTACTTTTTCTCCTATCGCTTGATACTCAGCCCAGTTTTGTCCTACTTTTTCTCCGGTGAGCTTTATATAGTCTAGGCATATTATGGAGGGTTTATCCCTTCCGACCTCAGAAAAATGCCAACGACGAGCTATTGAGACAAGTTCATCTATATCTTTATTCCCTACGTGCATATGGTCATACTTAAGGTTTTTTATCTTGGCCCAAACGTCACGAATATTTTTGGACATCTCTTCATTTCTTCTCCAGTTACCCGTTTTAATATGCCAAAGAGGAACTCCCGACATAGAAGCCACAATTCTCTCTTGAATTTCTTCGTAAGTCATCTCCGTGTCCAGCATGAGGGCAGGGACGTTGTTTATTTGAGATGTATACATTGCCATGTAGTTAAGAAAAGTCGTTTTCCCTTGTCCGGGTCTTGCGACAACTCCATATACGTTTCCGGGCTCGAGCCCTCCATAAAAATTATTGAACTCTTCGAACGGTGTAGCTAAGCCTACGTCTTCCATTTGGTTTTCCTTTTTCGCTTTTTCCTCAATTGATTCTTCGGCTCCATCAAAGACATTTTTGGGACCGTCATCTTTCTCGAACTCCATCATCTCTCCATACAGGATTTTATCTACCTCTGACCTATACTCATCGAATTTTATACCGCCACTTTTTTTAGTAAAAGAAATGGCCCTTTCACATTGACCAATTACAGTTCTTCTCACTCTCATGTCTATGAGCGATTGGGCATACTGAAGTGTCGCTTCTGAAGAGACGTGCTTGTAGCAAATGTTTTCTATATAGTCAAAGATGTCTATAGCTTGATCTTCGAAGGTGATCCCCAAACTTTGCACACGGTGAGCGAGCATTATTGGATCGATCTCCTCTTTGTTCAGGCGACAATCTTTTACTATACAGTATAGAGTGTAGTGGACATCGCTAGAGAAGTCGCACTCCTGCAATACTAAATCTACCGTAGGGAATACGTCTGGGTGTTTGATTAGGCCACGGAGTAAATTCCGTTCGACTTCAGGTGACCTAGTTATGGAACTTATTTCGTTCCTAATACTTTCTTGCATTTCATCCTCTTTCCTCTAGGGAAAGAAGGCTCTTACTTATAACGTCTGTCCGTTTTGAAGAAGTATGAAAATAATTCTTCTGGTGGCTGTAACCCACCTATAACTGTATACACGGCTAACGTCTTCTGATTGCTCGGGTAAATACCTCGATGTACTGTTGAGCCCTCTCCTAGCTGTCTTGTTAACTGTTCGAACCCGTGTTCTATACTTTCCTGTGGTATCTCGTCAAGATAATCTTTATGGCCTATCAGAACTGCTGCTGCGATATTCCCAGTGGAAAGGTCAACTCCAGCTAATATGCTATTCCTTAAATTATCCCTGATGGCATGGCTAATGGCCGTTTCATTGATTTTTTCAGGGTCAATCGGTGTTGCACCGAAAGTAATAATCCCTGATGCAAAGACTGTATCCAAGTCTGCCCTGTCAAAAGATGTGAATTCACTATCTTGTGCGCTAATCCTATTGAAAACATGGAGCAACGAGACGATACTGTTATTCGCGGTTTTCCAAAATTTACTGATGGATAGCCCCGGATAAATTTGTTTAATTTTTTCGTTGTCTAAAAGGACCATAGGAGAAAGTTTATTTTCTTTGCTCATCCTAATGAGTGAAGAGCATGTACTTTCAGCGTTGCTTTGGACTTTTTGACCTTCTGCTCTTGTAGGTAGGGCAACAACAGCACCTACTTGAGAACTGAAGCTAGAGCCTCTCTCTATTCCAAGAGATTGACACAAGTCATGACAGACATTCACTATTACTTCGACGCCTCCTGCTCCGGTTCCTCCTCCAGCACCAGCACACACAATAACCCTGTCGAATCCTCCTTCGAAAGATCGTCGGAGAAAATCAAGGATGTCTTCATAATTGCGCTCGAACACTGCCCTAGCCTTATCAGGGTCTTTTCCAGCACCGCCACTATCCCCGACAAGGAGTTTATTGTCTTCTGGCACATCAACACTGGCTAAATCTTGTTTAGCTGTGTTAAGAATACAAACCCTCCTGTACCCGAGATTCCAAAAGGCTTCAGCTATCCTAGAACCACCTTGGCCGACTCCGACGATAGCTAAACGAAATGCTGACTTCCCTTTAAATGCATCCTCTATGACTGCCCTGTCAGGCTCAGTCATAGGAAGCGGAATATCTGGTAGTTCAAGCCCAAGGTCTTCGATGGAACCATCCGCTTGTTCTATCTTACCGTTCTCTTCTTCTGGCGTTTGGTTCTCTGGTGGTGTGCTTTCTGCTTCTGGCATTTTTCCTCCTCCTTTAAGGTATTCTTCGTAATTCACATTATATATTACACAGAGATTAAAGTCTAATGTTAAATTTAGAGAGGAAGAATTCCTCACTAAGTTGGTCTATTTCATCGTGATTAATCTCAATAACTGTATACTCGTTCATTTCTAACCATTTTTTCTTATCAAAGTCTCTCTTGATACTATAGTAATAGTTTAGACGATTTTTATGGAAAAACTTATTATATTTTTCGTGTTGCTCTCCGTTGACTTCTATGGCGATTTTCCTCGTTGCGTTTAGTAAATCCACAGACATTCTGGTTCCGTATACAGGAAACTCTTCGTAGCAAATGTGGCTCTTCCAGTAAGGTTTGAGGAAATCTTTAACTTTTTTTTGTAATTTTGATCTACTTTTTTTATTCCAACTGATGAGCTTTTTGCTCACGTTTTTAAATCTTAATCTACCCTTGATATCAAAGAGCCTCATCCCAATTTAGTCTTCCCATACTTAAACTCCAGAGAACACTTCTTTGAATCTGCTGTAAGCGAACTGCCTGAATTTCTCGTTCTCTTCAATGAATTGGAAAAGAGCTTTTTGCCCTTGCACTTTCTCGGGTAATTCTATTCCTTCTGATTTACACTCTTCTGTAATACTTTCCGCGAAATTAATCCAAGCTCCTTTTTGTTCGTACCATCCGGTCTTTTCCATCATTTCTACGAGTTCTTTAGAAACCCAGATGTTTCCGTCTCCGCTTCTTCCGTATCTTATCGGGTAAGAAACCAGTATATCATTCTTATCATTAGGGGATTTCTTGATTCTCATTTTGCAAAAGTGCCCTATTGCTGGATTCTTATCGTCGTCATATGCACTTCCTTCATTCTTTAAAATCTTATCCTTCTTGTATCTACCTTCGAATTCAAAAATCCAATTAGCATGATGGTCTAAAGCGTGGCCACCAGAGCCACTATGACTTTTGAAAGACCTCGGCGCATATTGAGATGCCTGTATAGTGTCTCGACGTTGGCTAATACAAATACACATATGCCCTTGTATGTTAATTACGAGCCCCATCGTTTTAAGGAATTGACTGGTAACCACCGCCCCTCCCGCAACCCTTGTTGCCTCTTTCGCATTTTTATCTTGGTCTGCTGCTGAAGAAAGAGCATCCATAGAGTCAATTACAAACAAGAACTGCGACCTTTCGTTTTCTGGTAAGGCCATATTTTCCATTATGCATTTTCTGATAGTATCGAAACATACATGGAGAGTGTTAGTCGGTAAGACTTTAAATTTAGTCTCATCATTGTAATCGATCCCTGATTTCTCAAGCATCTCATGATTTAATCTTCCTTCGGCATTGATGTAGAGCACGAATGGTTTGGGTACTGTCTTTTGAAAATTCTTTGCTACCTCTAGACACTCGGAAGTTTTGCCTCCCGAAAATTGCCCAATAAATCTTATTAAGCCGGGGCCAAACCCACCGTCTGTTGCTAGGTCGAATAATAGACTCCCTGTCGAGACCTTGTAGTCGATTGGTTTCTCGAACGCAAAGTGATAATTTTTATATTCGCTTCCCTTCAGGAAAGAATTAATTAAACTACTGTAATTAACTTCCTTCTTCGGTGCTTGTTTTACTTTCGCCATAGTCTGTCCTTAAAAAATCTAATATTGATTTAGGTTTTGTATTTTTTTCGAATTCTACATCTTCGCCGAAATTTTCTTCAGCCAATTCATGCTCTTTTATCTCTGGAGTCTTAAGCCCAGTCTTCATGTCTTCTATCTGAAGGAGAGCTTTCCCTTTCTTTGAAAGGAACCACATCAAGCTACTAACCTGAAAAGGCAAGCCGAGCCTTTCCCAAAAAGAGACGGGGTACAAGTCTAAAAGCTGTTTGGCAGTTTTGATTTCTCTGCCGTAGAGATTATCCTTGCTTAGTTGAGTGGGGCTTCGGCAAAACTTCTTAATCAAGAAGAGGCAGTTCTTATGTATTTCTTTCTTCGTCAAGGTCCCATTTTACCATCTTCTCTACGAGCATGTCAAATGTGACTTTCGGGCTCCATCCTAATTCAGTGACTGCTAAACTGCCATCTCCCGTGAGGCTCGATACTTCCGCTGGCCTATAGTATTCCTCGTTTACTTTCACTGCAACCTTGTAGTCATGGAGGTTTAGAACATATTTAGTAGACAATGGGTCACCTTCATTTTCAATCCAGCTTCCTGCGAGATCAGCGTGTTTGAAGGCTCTTTCTACAAAATCTTTTATGCTGTAGGATACTCCGCTGGCCAAGATATAGTCTTTAGGCTCCTCTTGATTCAGCATTAGCCATACGCCATCTACGAAGTCTTCAGAGTCACTCCAATCTCTCCTTGCGTCGAGGTTGCCCAACTCAATGGGGTCAAAGTCCTCTCCGTCCTTAATGGCTTTATGGATTCTAGCAACCCCTTTAGTTATCTTTCTGGTGACAAACTCTTCACCGCGTTTCGTTCCTTCGTGATTAAACAGGACTCCGTGGACAGCAAACATATTATAAGACTCTCTATAGACCTTAACGATGTGTCGTGCTGCTGCTTTCGATGCGGAGTATGGACTTCTCGGTTTGATTGGGTGTTCCAAATCTTGAGGAGAATATTCTACATCACCCATTTCCTCACTGCTCCCAGCACTGTAAAACTTACAAGGAGGGTAGTGTTTTCTTATAGCTTCGAGACACCTTATTACTCCTAAAGCGTTTACATCAAAAACCTGTATTGGCATGTCCCAACTGCAACCGACAAAGCTGTTCGCTCCGAAGTTTACAAAATAGTCTGGTTGAATTGACTTAACCAAATTATTAATACTCACTTCGTCAGCAAGGTCTCCGTAAACCAATTTGAAATCTTCATGGTCCTTAAAGGCAATAGCATTAATAAAATTAGGAGTAGCTGTTCTCCGCATCATACCATACACCTTAATAGGCTCGTCTTTTGCAAGTAAGTACTCGGCCATATTAGCACCGTCTTGCCCCAGTATTCCAGTTACCAAAACTTTTTTCATGAGAAGAGTAGATTAGAATGCGTTTTTTTTATATTAAAGTAGCCTAAATTTTTCATTTTCAAGCGGAGTCTTTCGGTCCACCTTTCAGCTTCTCCTTTAACCTTGCTTATGTATTGTTCGATACAGATGATTTTGGGAGAATATTTTTCGAAATCTAAAGATTCCAACACAACCAAGTCATGTCCTTCTGTGTCGATGGAAAGAAAATCTATTTCGTCTATCTCTAATTCAGAATTTTCCAGCACGCTATTGAGAGTAAGAGTTTTCACAGCGGTTTCTCCTTTTAATCCAGTTTTTGGACACTCAAATGATTCTTTCTGTGCTTCATATCTAAATTCCTCCGAAATGGTTCCCATCCCATGCGCGTGCATTGGAGGGAAGTGGAAAGTTTTTTCTCCGTCTTCTTTGTCTATGGCCACCTCGAGGATAGAAACATTACAGGGAAACATTTTGTATAACTTTTTCAGATATCTAGTAAATGCTGGGTGAGGCTCAATTAACAAACCTGTCCACCCGTACTCAGTAATCAATCGAAAAGAATTGCTACCAGTAACTCCATCTGCTGCGCCGACATCAACGACCGTAAGTCCTTTCTCTCCATTAAAAAAGTCTATAACAAAATCATCTTCGCCTTCGTCAGCCTTGCCGACCAAGTGTGGGCCCCACATGGGGAAGGGTCTTAATTCTACCACACATTTTTGCTGCTGGTTCATTTTGTCATTTCCCCATATATCCAATCGTATGTCTTCTTGAGACCTTCTTCCATTATAATACTGGGTTGCCACCCGAGAACATTTTGAATGAGGGTATTATCACTATTCCTACCACGCACTCCCAAGGGGGCATCGAGTTTATAATTTCTATTTAACTTTATCCCCGCAAAGCCTTCCGCAAGGGTCACGAGATGGTTAATCGAAATTAGATCGTCCCTGCCGAGGTTGATAGGTTCATGCCAACCACTCTCCATTAACTTATTGATGCCAGTAGCGCAGTCATCAATATACATGAAGCTCCTCGTTTGTTCCCCGTCTCCCCAGATTTCGATATCACTCGTACCGTCTAGTTTGGCTTGAATTACTTTGCGACAGATAGCAGCAGGGGCTTTCTCTCTTCCTCCATCATACGTGCCGAGTGGCCCATACACATTGTGAAATCGAGCTATGTAGGCGTTGATTCCGAAGTCCTCGCTAAAGTGGCGACACATCCTTTCGCTAAATAGTTTCTCCCATCCGTATCCGTCCTCTGCATCTGCTGGGTAAGCATCTGCTTCTTTTAGGGCCACAAGATCGACGCTGGTTTGTTTCGAAGCGTTGTATACACATGCACTCGAAGAATAGAAATATTTCTTGGGGTTATGTACTTCCTTACATGCCATAAGCATATGAGTATTGACGAGTACCGCTTGCATACACATGGCTTTATTATTTTCGATGAACCCCATGCCACCCATATTACAAGCCAAGTTATAGACTTCGTCTTGTCCATCTATCATCTTGTAGCAATTTTCCTTTACCTCCATGTCAAGGGAATGGTTGTCGCATTCCTCGAAAAGCTGATACCATTGATCGAATGGTTTAATGTCAGCTATGGTGACTTGATACCCTTTCTCTACGAAGTCTTTAACTAAATATCCTCCGATAAATCCTCCGCCTCCGGTCACTAATATTTTTTTACTCATTTTATGTGTTAGTTATTTGTTTAAAATATCCCAGCAATCTAGGATCGGAAAATCTTCCCCGACGAGTTTTGTTATATCCTTAAATCCGAGATAAGGAGTTGCAATGACGCAACACTCGGAGGATGTAAGGCACGCTTCCATGCTGTCGAAGTAGTTCGCCTTATTTCCTAAGGTTAACTTCGCTTCAATAAGTGCTAACGGATCACATAAGTTTACCGTATAGCCATTATTTGATAGTCTTTCTGCTAAAATGATAGCTGGAGATTCTACTACTACTGGTGTGTTAGCTTTAAATCCTAATCCTAAGATAGCGATTTTACTTCGGTTAAGGCCAACTGCTTTGTCATATAAAACATCGTGCTGCATCTTATTTATTTCCTCTGCTGCTTTTACATGGACTGCATTTAGACCTAATTGAGTAGAAAATTCATCGAATGCCCAAGTATCCCTTGGGAAACAAGTGCCACCGAACGCTAGTCCTGCTTTTATATAGTAAGGGGAGATTCTTCTGTCTTTCCCCAAGGCGGAAGTTATATTGCCAGAATTCGCTCCCTCTATACGGTCACATATATTGCCGATGAAGTTAGCAAAACTGATTTTCATGGTTATGTAAGCATTCAGGCTCACTTTCGTAATCTCAGCATCGATGACAGACATCCTTTGGACAGGAGCTTCATTATCAATTATAAGACTATAATATTCTAAAGCCATGTCCCCAGCTTTCTTATCGCTTTCTCCGACTATCAATAAGTCTGGGTTTTTAAAGTCTCTGATGATGGAGCCGAGGGCAACTAAATCTGGAATATAGCAGAGCCCGAAACCTTCATTGATCTTTCTGCCAGAGACCTCCTCTATTAAAGGGACTACGACCTTGGAACAAGTAGTAGGCATTACCGTACTGCTTATAACGATTAGATGGTAATCCTTTGAACTATTTTTAAGCTCTGCACACAAGCTAGTAAGAGAAGACTTTATGTATGCGTTAGAGAATGATTTCTTCTCATTATCTGAAGGCGTGTTGACCAGAATAACGCTTATATCAGTTTCGTTAATTGCGTCTTTAAAGTTTTCGGTAAAATGGAGATGGTCTCTGCTACTGGAGAAACTGTCCTCTAAATCTGTTTCGTGGAATGGGAGCCTGTTTTCGTTTAACCCATCTATCTTGGAGGAATCCACATCGATTCCTATAGTATAGATATCTTTACTAGCGAAGACTGTGGCTAAAGGTAGTCCTAGCTTTCCGAGTCCGATCAATGATAATTTTTTCATATCTTCTATTATCTGGCAACAAAAATTTCCTTAAGACTTTGGTATATATACTCGTTGTCTCCTTCCTTCCCACATGCTACCCTTAAAAAGGAACCATTCAAGTCTCTTTTGTCGTTCAAAATCCTAGTATAAATGCCGTACTCGAATAGAAGTAAAGAAAAAACTTCTTCGATATTCTGCTTTTCCTCAATGAGGAAGAAATTAGACTTGCTCGGATAGGTTTTTAATTGCTCTATTTCCTTCAAGTTTTCATAGAAAATTTCTCTACCTTTCAGATAAAGATTTCTACCCCTGAGGTACATGTCTTTGAACGCCTTCTCTTTGGTAACATGTATGAAAAAGTGAGCTAACCCATTTATATTCCAAAGGAGACCGTATTTTTTAAATAATTCCTGTTTAAGTGTTGGGCTTAAGACCGAGTACCCCAGCCTCAATCCGGCGATTCCAAAATCTTTAGACATGCTTCTTAGAACGATAAGATTGTCCCTATCGTAAACTTCTTTTTCGACGCTGTTTTCTGAGTCGAAGAAGTCTATGAAACTTTCATCGACGATAACGATGGTGTCTTCCAAAGAATCTACGATAGTCATCACTTCTGATTTAGTTAGGGTGCTTCCTGTAGGGTTGTTGGGGTTGACAAGGACTAAGACTTCAACCGCTTCTGAGAATTTAATTAATTCCTTGATGTCTATTTTAAAATTTTCTTCTTTTCTTGTCTTAAAATACGAGATGTTCTCTTCGTCGTATTCGTAATACGTGGAGAAAGTTGGTGTTACTATTCCTTTCCGACGTCCGTGATACTCTCGGAGTATAAGTTCTATTATCTGTATTGCCCCGTTCCCTAGGAAAACATAGTCTGGGTCAAGCCCAAGTGATTCAGATAACTCCTTGGCTAAAATAGAATTCTGAGGTGGGTAATACTTAACATAATCAGAGAGGTCTGTTTGGTTATAGTATTCCATGAAAAGGTCGAAAGCATATGGATTGCAAAGAAAACAAGAGTCAACTTTTATGTCTATCCCAAGAGATGACATCTCAGAGACGGACGGGGAATGAAGTCCTGACTGCTTCTTAAGTTCGATGAAATCGGAGTAACCACTCATATTAAGGCTATAGTTTTTAATTTCTTAGACTTCTTATCTCTATTGAGTTCATTTACTTGGTGAATCTTAATAGGTATTTCGCCGAGTCTATTATACATCTCTTGGAGGAGCTTGTCTTCTGTTAATAAATTGAACCTTTCGCTAGGTATGATATAGAAATCTAGCTCAAGAGTCTCTTCTTTCTGGGTGATTTGGAAAGCATCGACTTCTCTAAATTTTCCCATGAAGGAGTAAAAATTTACGGCTGGTACTTTAGATCGCTTAATTGTCAGGAGCATATCTCCATCTCTACCAAGGATATCTTCTATCGTCTTAGGGAAAGCACCGTCTAGTTTCGGCGATTCTTTTAACAGAGCCCTGTCCTTCGTTTCATATCGTATGAATGGCATTACCTTATTGTGGAATCCGGTGGCAATGATGTCTCCATCCTCTAAAAATTCATTGTATCCATATAGTAGATTTTCCCTATAGTCATTGTCCTCACTGTCCTGATGAGCGAAAGAGACTTTCTCTATTTGTCCGTAATGCATTTTGATTTCTGCTCCTAGCTCTGTTTTGATTACTTCCCTCCAAGAAGGCAGACAGACTTCAGAAGCCCCGTGAATATACTTTACATGGTTAAGAACTAAATTAGATTTTTTACATAGTGTCGCTAGGTAATGGATCGTGGATGGGTAAGAAACGAGAAGCTCGACTTTAGACTCATTGATAAAATTGACGTAGTCTAAAACCGTTTCTTCATTAAGGTGAAAAGCCGACATGTAGTGTCGTTTTAATTCGTGATCTTCAAATGAAATCGGGTCTCCTTTTTTAGGGGAATATCTTCTTATCCACACTGAAGGCTTATCGTATAAGGTAGCTCCCTGATCGTGATAGGCTTTCCACACAAAAGCTGCTTCGATCTTGTATAAATCATCGTCCCCAAAGAATTCTAACCTTTCCCCAGTGGAGCCAGATGTTCCGAATTTGCATAGCTTATCCTTATTTCTGGGAGTAAGGAGGAGAGACTTGTTTTTATTTATCGTTTCCTTGTTCAGAGTAGGAAGGTTCCTTAGGGCTTCGAAACATTGTATGTTTGGGTCGAATCCGTGTTCTTTGAAAAGGGTATAATAGTAAGGTATCTTTTTAGAACAGTAGATAAGGAGTTTCCGAAGTTTGTTTAGCTGGTAATCTTTAGCTTTATCATAGCTCCAAGAGTCAGCGTTTTCTAAAAAATCACAAGTCTCCCTGAACTTAGAGCCATACCTGTATCTGAACGGAACGATAGAGTAGCAAGCCCTTCTTATGAGTTGGGGTTGCTTTTTTATAATGTTGGAAATAGATGCCAATTTTAGTCTAGAACCCCGCTTTCGTTATTGATATTTGAAAATCTTTTATTGGCGAATCTATGATTACCGTGGCTATTTTCTATGAGGCTAAAGCCTTTCTGAGTAATAAAGCCCAAAGCCTTATCTTCATCCCTTTCTTTCTGGTATTGTCCACTTGTGCCATTCTCTAAATCGTAAAAAGCTATACGTGAAAGATGCCGTTCTATGGATTTCAGGATAATGAGGTCATGCCCCTGTGTGTCTGTTTTTATTTGTTCAATGAATGGAAATCTATCGAGCAGAAATTCTATGAGGTCGCTAAGGTTTACGGTTTTCACTTTTATCAAGTCGAAAGACCAATCTGAGCTAGTAGGCTTATATAAACTGGAACAACCAGTATCCATTCCTTTTACTTTATGGAATTCCTTTTGGCCCACATCGTCTGGATCACAGGCAGCTTCTATCAAAAAAAACCTATCGAAACTCATTGGGGGAATTGCCTTACCGTCAAAAGGGTTAACCGTTCCATCTTTTATTTTCTGTACGTTTTCGGGGTCTGGCTCTATGCCTATAACGATTCTATCATCGAAATATTCTAGCCATCTTCTAGAGATAGGAGCATTAAAAGACAGGCCAATGTCTATCCTTACCTTGCTGATATTCTCATTGATAAGAGAATCTATTCCTGAGAAATCCATCACAGTTCTCTTATGTCTTTGAAATATTGTTCTGAATTGACTGCCCTATCATCTACAAAGAGGTCTGCTGCTAACTTTTCACCAACTCTTAATTCATGGTACTTTACCCCCCAAGATTTAAGTTGCTCCGCTGTTACTTCCGACCAATCTTTTTTAGACCAAGAGCCTCTAGCCGTATCTATAATGATATGATTGCCTTCATCATAAAGATTGTTAACAACTTCAATTCTATTGAGGTAAGGCTTGGAACCGGAGTAATTCCACCCCCCATCTTCTTTCTTCCTTGTATCACAAAGAGTGCCGTCTAAATCGAAAACGATTTTCATAGCTCTGTTATTTCCTCTATAAATTCATCGAGTCTTCCTACTATCTCTAGAGATATAGGCTTCGCCCCTCTAGCCCAAGGGTTAGAACAGTTACCGACGGATGGTCTGTCTTGTCCGTCAGTGACATGATCTAAGCAATAGAAAGAATAATTTCTACTAAAATTATAAGGCCCTCTTGCAGCTAAAGGGTCCATGTTGCTTATTCCAGCCCTAAGTAATATCTCATTATCTACTCCCCAGTTTTGGTGGGCCATAAGCAAACCTCCTATCTCATTATAAGTCTTTTTGCTCATCCCTAAAAAATCACCATTACCCCAAGCACCCTTTTCTGTTATGGTCGGAGTTTCCTCTTTTTCAAACATGTCTATTATATCATCGACGCTGTTGTCTATGAGGTCATAAGAAACTTTACATTTGTAAGAGAGAGTAATTGTCCCTTCGTAGAGAGCCCTCAAGAGATCATCCCTTCCTAAAGAAGGCAATATGGTTTCCTGATTTATGACTATAAAATGTTCCGTCTCTGATATGCCTATCCCCATATGTTTCGATAGGTGTTCGTAGAAATTCATGGATGGGATTTGGGAGTCCTCTAGTAGAACTTTATCCAAGTCTTTGCCAAGGGTTAAAATTTTGAGCCCATTTATTTTAGGGAGGATGTCTTTGTACCTAGGTTTTCCGGGGAGGGGGCAAAACTCTACTAGGATAAATTTACTACCCGGAAAATTCCTTTCTGCCGAACGGATAGAAAGCATGACCTTCTTGATCTGTTCGTCTTGGCTACCTCTATCTCGACAACTGTAATTGTCGTTTCTGCTGGGCATTACAAAAGTGAGATCGTCAATCATATCGAAATCCAATGCGGTAACCTTAAAAATTCCTCGCTATTCTGTTTAAGCCCCCACCCCCACCATTCATTTGGTACGACGACTCTGCCTGATTTATTCCTCATTAGGAAAGCACCCCACCAGCTATATGTACTGTTTGCCATCACCAAATGGTCACACATGGTCATCATGCATAAATCAATTATGTGTTCGTTCTCTAGGTTAGCACCCTTCTCCGCTTTCCATTTGTCAGCGACAACCATATTATCGAATTTTATATTTTCCTGACACCAATCAGTATCATCAGAGAAAACGACGATTTTAACTTCTTCTTCCAAGGGTGACTTTATTATCTCAATACCTTTACTGTAGTAGTCTAAGGGATATAGGATTTGGAAACGATCATTGTCTTGAAGGCCATCCCCTCTTCTGACATGGATGCCTATCGTTTTCTGTCCTCCCGAAAGATCATTCATCCTTTCGAGAGCTATCGATTCAATTGAATTTAAGAAAGTGAATTCTTCCCTGATCTCATCAAACATGCCTTCGAAATATTTCCAGTACTGAAAGTATCCTTTAAAATCAGTATTGTCGGGCGTTGTAAAAACATCGGGACAATAACCACTATACGTTTCATTGTATTTATATTCTATCCTATCTAAAAGTTCATTATGGGTTGCAGTATGGGCATCTATATCGAAACCCTTAAACAAGTCCAGACCATATACGTCTTCTTTGCTTATGACTGGATTGAATCTCCCTTTAACTCGGCGTTCATTTTCGATAGGAAGAACAATTTCGCGTCCTAATTTTTTGGATACAGCGAATAAGAGGCAATATTGGAACATTTGATTCCCCAGCCTTCCGTAATGACCTATGCTTGTATTCGTTATCATTTTACAATGTTGCCCTGATCATCGAACATAGGTCCTCCTCCTTGATCTACATTGTAGTCTTGGGGCATTTCAAAGCGCGGGCTCTCTATTTTTTCTACTTGAGACAAGGCTCCGTCTTCATTCGGCGCAAAGTTCATGACTCCTTGTTCTGCATCATATCCTTTAGGTATGTCACCATTATATTCATGCCTGAGAACCTGTTCGAGTATTGCTTCTATTACTCTATCTTCAGGATGTATAATCTTGGACTTCCTTAGGTCTTGCCAGACTTGAAGCACAATATGCACCTCAGAAACGCTTGCCCCGTTATTATCCAAGATGACTTCCTCTTCATTGAGACTAATCTTGTATTCTTTCATTTCTTAACTCCTTTTCTTTGATTGAGAATCTTTCGAGTAAATCTTCCCCGAACTCGACCATTTTATTATCTATACTGGACCAGCTAGGTCTTTGTGTGGCAATCATTGGGTTAGTGCAATACACATTAAAATTAGGCATCACACTTGTCATGACCCAACCATCCACTGCTCCGAAACCTGTCCCGTTATGAAGGGCTCTCAACCACTCAAACATCTGCGGTGGCTCGGGTAGACTAGTTAACACTGTCTCAAAGAACTTCTTATTATAAGATGCTGCATGTAAGCAAAGCCCAGCGCGAAGCCTTAAGAGATGATCTGACTCTGACTCGAACGGGGTATCTCCCTCTGGGTTTATACCCAAGAAAAACATGTCCCAATCTCTCTCTTTCAGTTCTTCGAGAGACTTCTCTAAGACGCTCAGTGTATCCTTAACGAAGGACACATCATCTTCTAGGACTAAGACATTCTCACACCCTTCGTCTCTCGCGTACCTTACTGCTTCCTTGAATGAAGTTGTAACTCCTGCTCTTCCTATAAAGAAATGAGTAGATTTATTTTCGTATCTATATGCCTCGAATTTCTCGACCTTGTTTCTTATCCCTACCTTGTCGAACTCAGGAAGACATTCCTCCCATCTATCCGTCCTATCTGCTAGGTTGACGCAGAGAATCTTGTCAAAAAAATCGAATGGGTTGTTCATTGTAAGTTCTCTAAGAATAGCCTGAAATTTTCTGTTTGCTCCTCATTATTTATGAGTTGTCTAATAGACTTAGCACATTTCTCCTGCGTATCATGTCTAAAAGATTCATCTTCATAAAAGTTTTTTAGCTTAAACAACAATTCATTGTATCCTTCGTCGGTAAAGTTAGGGTCAGTCGGGCTTCCGAAGAAAAAACAGGTTTCTCCTTCTATCGCCCAATCCCTGTAGCTTTTATTACCAGCGAAAGCCCTGTACAAAAAAACGGGCCTCCCCAACGCCATGCTCTCTATTATAGAATACCCGTATCCTTCTAGATTTTTAAGGTGTAAAGAGCAAAAACTGCTATTCATTTCTTCAACTACCTCGCTCCTGCTTTTGTTATCGCACTGGAAAAAGTCGAATTCTTTGAGCCCTTCTTCCTTAGATATGTAGTCGTATATTGAATATGCTTGTGGAAAATTCGATTGGTATTCGTTTATGTATGAACCTATCCTGTTCGAGTCATTAGTGCCTTCGTAACTGAATTTGTCGTAATCAATCCAAGGTCTATAGTCTATCCAATTCGGGGTGCTGTGTGCGTTACATAGAGCTACGGCTAATCGATCTGCTGCCACGTAATTTTTAATTGCTGGCCAAGGATAAGCAGTGTCCCAATAATCGTTAGCACTGAAAAATGCTAATTTGGTTCCAGAATCTTTGAGGGGCATGTATAAATTTTCTACTACTTCAAATTGATTTTCGAAGCATGACACAAAAAGGAGATCGGGTTTTTCGTCGAGCACCCTTTCTTTGGAAGCTACGGTTACGTTGTCTAGACCGATACGACTTTCTACTTGCTCTTGATCCCACCCCTCATTCCATACAAAATCAGTATGATTCGGTCTTCTAGAAATTTGGTATTCTTTAGAAGGCATAATCATTTCATGCCCCAAGGAATGAAGTGTTTTCGCTAGACCATCGACTACAGTAAAATGGTGATCTGGCCAAAATATTTTCATAGTTAAAAAAAACGTGTAAATTATTAAGATGAACCTAATCGTGGTATCCAATCTTACTCTGGAACCTCTATCTGAGGGTCTATACTTCAGGTTTCTGACTCTCGTAGCAAAGCACGACTTACTTTACGACATCTTAATTGAGTCGGAGCCAGAGTCAATTGATTTTTACTGGAAAACGCTTAAAAAGAGAGGCTTATTTGATTTCGTGGATGATTTCACCTCTCCAGAGACGAGAGAAGAGGGGGTAAGGATAGACACTACATTGAGTTTCCCGAGGACTATAAGGTCAGACGGGATAACTGTCTCGAGTACTCCATCATTACTCGGCCAGTTGAAATTTATGAAAGACTTATAAAAAAGCTTTTTTAACCCAAAAAAAAAGACCCCCTCGAAAGGGGGCCTCAATCTAGTTGGGTTTTCTACTTCAGTGAGGTTAGGCTTTTACGGCCCTGACGTTGCTTCAGGAACGTCTTTTTATCCCTGAGTAGGTAGTTGACATAGGAAGCAGCAATCCCTGTCTTATCGGCGATTTCTGTCTGAGAAGCACCCTTAGGGTTTTTCTTCAGAAAATCGATCACCTTCTGCTTCGTTGCTCCGCGAGGAGTCCCTTTCTGAGGGGCTGGTTTACTCTTGAGAGGCTTAACTGAACCGTTATTCTTTTGGTTCTTACCGAAAAGCCTCGGTTCGAGCATGACCAGTGTCTTATTTAAGCTTTCTATTTCGTCCCTTTCAGATTTTATGGACTTTTCGAAAGCTTCTGTTTTGTCAGCGACATCGGCCTCTAGCTCACTTTTGCGTTGGACCGCACTGTTTATATCGCCGATGAGTTTGGGTTCGATATCTAATAGTGTTTTCATATTTACTTTTTTATTAAGAGCCCAGAAAGAGGTGTTAGTTCCAAGGGCTTGAAAACACTGTAATCCTAGTTTAGGAAACCGTCAAGTATATTTCTTACTTTCTTAAGCCCTCAAGTTTGTCTTCTAGACGGTCGAACCTCTCATTCATCATCTCTGAGAATCTATTGAAGTCGTCTTTCCTGACGTATTCTTTGGGCATATTTAAGGCAAGATTAATCAGTCTGTCTTCTCTTTCATCGCATTTTTCTTCTAGTTTTGTGATCTTTGCATTGAAAACTTTAAGAATCCAGCCACCAAAGAATGAGGCCAGCGCGATGACGACGTTTACGAAAAATTGAAAATCAATATCTATCATAATCTACCTCTCCTTACACACTGAAAGTATTAACCGAACAAATGTTCTTCGACTTTCTTTATTTCAATAGGGATGAACAGGTCACTATTGAGGTTTTGAATCATGTCATCCTTCGTAAACCCTTCTTTTTCTGCCCAAAGGACTGTTTTTACGTCTATTCCATAGCAGATAATCTTCTGAACCCTGTTCCTTAGATATTTAAGGAGACAAGCTTTGGTATTGGAAGGGTTGAATATGACGACCATATCTTCCTTATCTACTTCGATATGCTCTAAATCTTCGCTTCTAGATTTACCAGATTCTATGATTTCCTCGAGTTTTCTTTTCAAGAGAATATTCACATAGAGATTTACACCTATTATCTCTAGAAGTCATCCTCAAGAACGCCTGAAGATTGATAATCTTTAACTTTTCTTTCGAAAAAATTGGTCATTACGCCAGTGTCCACCACCTCAGACAACCAAGGGAAAGGGTTCTTATCACTCTCAAATCTAAAATCTATCCCAATTCCTTCGAGTCTTCTGTTCCCAATATAGTGCATGTATTCCACAAACATCTCAGCATTTAGCCCAAGGATTCCACGGGGGAGAACGTCATGGGCATAATTTACCTCAAGTTCTACCGCTCTCTTGATATACCCGATGGTCTCATTTTCAAATTTATGCGTCCATAAAGTAGGGTACTGCTCTTTTATTGTGTTGATCAGGTACGTACCAAATTGGATGTGGAGACTTTCGTCCTTGAGAGTGTATTTTATTTGGTCCGATAATCCGGGGAGCTTATTTTGTCTACCTAATGCTAGAAGCATCGCAAACCCGCTGAAGAAGAAAGTCCCTTCACAAACTATATAATACACAACCAAATTTCTGAGGAATTCTTTTTTACATTCCGCTGATTTGATATGGAAATCTGGCCTGTTAACGTCAGTCGTTATTTCCATTAAGAAATCATCCTTAGCTTTTATGCTGGGGATATTGTTATAAGCCTCGAAGACTTCGGAAACTTTCAAATTGAAGTTTTCGCAGCAAGTAACCACGGTCCAGTTATGTAGGCTTTCTTCATAAGCTTGGCGAAGGATATATTGCCTACACTCGGCATCTGTTATCCACCTTGCGACAGTAAGAAGTAAATTATTGCCAACCAAGGACTCACTTCCAGCAAAAAAGCCAAGACATCTTCTGACGAGTAACTTCTCATCTTCTGATAGTGCTCCGTTCTTCCATTGTTCTACGTCATCGCTCATATTTACTTCTGCGGGAGACCAATTGTTTGCTACTCCTTTTAGAAATAAATCCCATGCGAACTTATGTTTGTGAGGTAATATTTGATTTACTCCCGCGACATCTTCAGAGTCTAGGAGCATTCCTGTTTTATTGCTCATATTTATTTGTTATTAATATTTTCGTTTTTGCTATATCTTCTTCCTGCCTTCAGAGCTCTTCCTATATACCCTTTCGCTATCTGTAGGCGGACCATCTCTCTCCTTCTATATACATCACGATCTGTTTTAGAGGTTTTGATTTGGCTTTTTATATGACCGAATACTTTTTCGTGAGCGAATGCCCTAGCCAATATTTGATCCTGAGGTAAAGATTTTATTTTCTCAAATAGTTCCCTGTTAGTCATTTCTCTATTCCTTCCCCGAAAAGTTTCGGATTATCTTTGTGCTCTTCATAAAATTCGAGGAGCACCTTCTCTACTTCTCCAAAGGTAGGCATTTTCGTAAACATGCTTTCATCTAGATAAAGGCTTCCTCCGAATAAGTTCTCCTCAAAGACCATAAGCATTTCTACCATGTCTAAAGAATCTAAACCCAAGTCTTCCTTGAACCTAGTGCTTGCCTTTATGTCTCTCAGTTTAAAGACTGTTCCACTCTTCTTTCTAGAGTGTCTTTCGTTTAGCTCTTTGATGAGCAGTTCTTTGGCTTGCTTCCTAATTTCTGCTTTTTTCATTTTTCATTATTCCTATTGGCAACTCTCGCAAGTGCCATCATTAGCCATAGCTTCTATACTACAGGCGAGGGCTTCATGTTTACCTTCTATTTCTTCTATAGAATCACTGTCTCCCGCATTGGACTTTTCTATTTTGCTCGCAGCACGCCCCCTGAGATAGTAGGTGGATTTTAGTCCTCTGTTTCTAGCGTGCAGATAGAGATCATTGAGATGCTTCATGGATGATTGCCCATTAAATAGGTTAAGGCTCTGCCCCATGTCTATCCATTTTTGACGAGCAGCAGCACAATCGATAAGCTTGAACTGGTCTTGGTCGAACGCAGTGCAGAATTGTTTCTTTATGTTTTCGGGGAGAGTCCCATTGAGGAGATTCAAATCTCCGTCAACCATCTTAACAGCTTCAATTACTGATTTGTCCCAGAGCCCAGCCTTTTTACATGCTTCGACGAACCATTCGTTGGTGACGTATATGTTCCCTGATTTGTTTTCGTATACGTAGAGGACTGAGTAGTCCGGCTCAATACAAGGAGAACAACCCACAATGAAGCTAATAGTGGCAGTAGGAGCAATAGCCATAGTATTACTATTACGAATCCCATGATCCCTAACGCTTTCCCTAACTGTCTTCCAATCCAATTCAGGAACATATTTTCTCCCCCTATGAATAATAGGTTTTTCCCCAAGGTATTCCATCAATTTCTTGTACGTGTCTATAGGAAATACCCCTTGGTCCCATAGAGACCCATCATAACTATTATATTTGCCTCTTTCCTTGGATAGGATTGATGAATTCAGAATGCAATGATAAGAAATGAATTCATATAGCTCATCAGAAAATTTAACTGCATCGTCAGAGGAAAAGTCTATTTCGTAGGAATGAAATACATCAGCCCACCCCATGCTTCCTGCTCCGATGGGGCGATGGGACATGTTAGCCTTTCGGGCTTCCTCGGTAGGGTAAAAGTTTAGATCGATGACGTTATCGAGCATCCTTATTTGTAGGGCGATGGTCTCAGCCAGAAGTTCGTAACAGATTTTGCCATCTCTGAGGTGCTCTTTAAGATTTACGGAACTAAGATTACATACTGCGGTTTCCCCTACTTCGATTTTCTTTCCTTCATCATACAGGGAAGGCTTCGTGTGGAGAAAAATCTCTGTACATAGATTAGAGCTATGGATAACGCCTTCGTGACAGTTAGAATAGCGGAGATTGGAGTTGTCTTTGAAAGTCATCCAAGGATGTCCGGTCTCGAATAAAACCCGAAGCATCTTTTTCCAGAGGTCTTTAGCTTGGACGACCTTGAAGTTCGAGATTTCTCCCTTATCGGCCATCTTGCAATAATTCTTATATCTCTTATCAAATTCATGTCCGTAGAGTTCATGTAAATCCCTAGTGTCAGAAGGTGAAAAAAGATACCACTTACTATCTTTTTGGACTTTTCTTATGAATAGGTCTGGCAACCAATTCGCAGTGTTCATATCATGGCAACGTCTTCGTTCATCCCCAGTGTTTTTCTTCAGGTCCAGAAACTCTTCTATGTCTAAATGCCAAGGTTCTAAGTAAGCACATCCTGCTCCGGGTCTTTTCCCTCCTTGATCCACAGCTATAAGAGTGTCGTTATAGATTTTAAGCCAAGGCACAAGTCCAGAGGACTTACCATTAGTCCCCTTGACGAATGAATTACTTGCCCTCCAAGGGGTGACGTCGAACCCAAGCCCTCCAGCATACTTTGATTTTCTTGCTTCCTGCCATAGCCCTTCAAATATACCATCTATGCTGTCATCAAAAGTATTGAGATAACAACTAGAAAGCTGACTATGTGTGCTACCGCTATTGAAGAGAGTAGGAGTAGAGCAACACAAACGAAACTCAGAAAGTACGTGGTAAAATTCAATAGCTTTTTCGTCTTTTTGTTCTTCATTAAGCGAGAGTCCCATCGCTACCCGCATCCAAAAAGCTTGAGGCGTTTCGAGCCTTCGACTTTCGATGTGGAGTAGGTATCTGTCATAAATTGTTTGAAGCCCGAGATACTTAAACTTCTTATCTCTCTCTGGTACTATTGCTTGAGATAATCTTTGTAAATCGAATTCTAAGAGTTTGGGGTTAAGGATTTCGTTCTTGGAAAGCCTTTTCAAATTTTTTATGAAGTTTACCCTATACTCACTATCGTAAGAGTCCTTATCTGTGCTTGAGCCGAAAACTTCTTTCGTTATGTTGCCGAGGAGAAGCCTAGAAGCGACATAAGAATAATTAGGTTCCTTTTCTACCTTCTGCCTAGCCGAATATACGAGAGCCTTGTCTATCTCCTTCGTCTGTATCTTGTCATAGAATTGGACATTTGCATCGATGACCACTTCGCTAGATGACACATTCTCAAGTCCAAAACATGCCCTTTCAGCGCATAGATTGATCTTGTCTATGTTTAGTGGTTCTAATTTACCGCTCCTCTTTTTGACGTGAATATTATTTGAACTCATAATTCATGATATGACCGAAAACTCGGCTTAGACTATCCCTAGATTAAAATGGTGACAAGTACGAAAAGGAATTACCCTACTATGATATCTGACGATCCAGTAGATGGGTGTTTTTTCCCTTTTCTTTTGCTGCTCCATTCATCCATATATTTTCTTTGTACTTCATCAGGGGCTCCTGACTTCTGTTCCCTCTTCTCTTTCATCTCTCTAGACATGTCCCAGAAATCGCCCATCGAAGATTTTTTATTTCTCGTTTTATTTACAAAATCACTCTCACTAAAAGCATCAATCTGTGAATCAATCGCTGCATTAGGGCTATGCCATACCCTTTCACAGACTACTCCATTTTCATCGACGTACTCATGCTTGTCTTTCATTCCTTGAATGACTTCTATTACTTCCCCTGTATTAGGGTTTCTATATTGATAGATCGGCATAGAATTTTTTGATGAATTTGTTTTTTTCCTCGTCCAGTAATTCTCTGACTCTGAATTGTGCGGAATCTAAATCGAAGAAACAGTATTTTCTCATGTACCAATAAAGAAACCGATCACTTGCTTCTTTATCGAACCAATCTTCTGTATGAATAGCTCTTCCTAGTTCGCATACTTTCCTTAAGTCGAAAGTAATCCAATGGTATTCTGGTTTACAGAAAGATATGATCGGTTTGTGATGCATCATTGCCTCAAACCCAGAACCAGAGTTGCCAGTTACTACAAATTCGCATTGAGGAAGATAATCGTGGATAGATGAGAAGTCTCCCACGACAGTTATCTTATCTGAAATCCCCTGATAAACTGATGTTAGCCTTTTTATAAAGTCTTGATCAATTCCTTCTTTATAGTCTTTTCCGTTCGTGTATGGGTGCAGCTTCACCACTATCTTCTTCTTATAAACTCTCGAAAGCTCAGAGATTATAGTTTCCATCTTAGCAAAATAGCTACCGAAGTCCTGTCTGTTCACTACGCTATCTCCGCCACACTGGCCAAGGAAAAGAGCGTATGGGCCTTCTATATTTTCTGACCCGATAGAGAAATGGTTATCTCCCCATTTAGAACTGTTTTTATCTACCCACCCTTTTACGGTCTCTTCGAAGAACTTATCAATGAAGACTTCGTCAATGTTAAGGTAGTCGGGCCTTTCGTAAGTGACGGAAGAGTAAGAACCATACCCGAGGGTATCTAAAGTCGTTTGAAAATCATCTGGAACAGTAGGCTTGAAAAACCAAGTACGTTCAGCATTTATTACGTCTCCTCTTACCTCGCCCGCGTCGCAATGGTTGTAAATTACGACATCACATTTTTCCTCTCCTTCATAGGGGATACTTTCACCGAGATCACAATTGAATCTTGGGTGATTTAAGATAGTGAACCCTTCTTTCCTTAGAGCTTCTGCGATCAATTGGTATCTTGGTTCCCAAGACCAACTTTTGTCGCTGACCGCGCTATCGTATAAGTAGGGCCAAAATATGGCAGTTTTATTATTCACACTCCTTAAAAATTTGATTTACAGTATTTTCTACAGTGAATTTCTTCTGTAGAGTTAACCCAGCTTCGTTAATTCTTTCGTTCTTGACTCTTTCAATCGCTCTATCACAAGCATCAAGGAATTCTTCTTCTTCGAAATCGAAAGTCGATCCTTGATTGAATGGTTGTCCCTTAATAAAGAACTTTCCGTCGTATGCTTCTACTTTGCCTGAAGCATTAAACATAACGGAATTTATATCGTCTGCCCAATCCTTATAAGCGGTAGCGTTGAGTATCACAGAATGCTTTCCTAGGGCGACCGAATGAAACTCTGGTAATCCCCAGCCTTCTCCCCCACTCCCTCCTATAATAATGTCCCCAGAATTAAGGTAGTCATTATAGAGTTCGTTCTTCGCCATGAATCCAAGGAAGTTAATATTAAAGAATTTTTTTCCTTCTAATATAGCAGCGATGGTAGAGTTGTTTTCCTCGGGCTTAAGGAATCCGTTGTAGATAGCGCATTGTAAAAAATACTTAGGATCATCGCCATATTTTTTAGCCCAAGCCTTAATTAACTTATGGTGATTTTTCCTTCTTTCCAACTTGCCAGTTAGGTTGAAAGTTATCCTCCCGTCCTTAAAGTAACTATTATCTTTAGCTTTTTCTGTTTGGCTAAAGTTATGCTCGTCGAAGAACAGGGGGACAAACCCTATATTGTTTGCACCACTCGCCTCAAGTATCGATTTAGTATAATTGGAGCTTACCAAGACTTTCTTCTGGTTCCTCACTATGTTCATCTCTTCAGCCGTCGGCTGATCGAGTTCATAGAATGTAAATAAGAATTGATCCTTACTTACAGAGTCAAGAGAACCATTAAGATGCCACAGTTTGAAAGACGGGGTATCTCTCTTGTGAGTCCTTAAAGATTTGGCTAAACATTCGTTTAACCAGCTTCTAAATTCTTCAGGCAGTTCTTGAGCGGACAAGTCTACATTCTGAGGGTTGATCGGGAAGATGCATGGAGACATTCCTCTCCTATGCATTTCCCTTAACAACCCGATTGAGACCTGACCGAAAGAGACGCCGTTCAGAGCAACGTTGACGGCAATTTCGGGGTGCATTTTACATAAAGACGTCTTCTTCGACGTTCTGTTGTTGCTGCTGTTGGGGCTGCTGCTGCTGCTGCTGTTGGGGCTGCTGCTGCTGTTGTTGCTGCTGCTGTCCTTCCTGCTTCAGTGGTGGGCGTGTGTCTTTATAGACTTGGAGATGGGGCTGTTTAGAGCCTTCTTCCCTCTTTTTGTTCGCAAAGATAATAACAGCTTGATCTCCGATCTTACCGCCATAATACTCAGTGCCTGATTTAGATGTTTTTTTCCAGAGAGCACCGTATTCACGGTCTTCCCAGTCTGATTTTTGTTGTTGTTCACTCATATCGCTCCCTAATTTAGACTTTAATTCGGGGCTGTCAACCTTTAAATTTAGTCTTCTCGTTTGCACGAATCGTTCCATGCCTTAACTATCTCTGGGTAGGTGCTTTCATCTACCTTCGATTTCCTGAGGTCTAATACATCGATAGGGTGATGCCCTAAAATCGTTCTTAACCTTCTTAAATACCCTGACACCAAGTTCTTCTGTTCCATTAAGAATACTTTTTCATCCTCTTCTGTATCACCAGTGTTAGGAAAAAACATGTGCGTCGAGATATAGTAAACTGAAAAATTTGTAGCGAGGTTCCTCTTATATATAGTAACGACGTAATTTACTAATTCTCCTGATTCCGTAGTAACAAGGCCGTGAGGTTTTACAACGAACAAAGCTTTCAGTCTATTAGACATCCTTCCCGTACCATTCAATAAACTTATCGACGTAGGGAGCGAGTTGCTTTTCTATTTCTTCTTCAGTCCCGTCCATAGTAGGCCAATCGATAATGTAGTCTGCGGATTTTTTGAGTGAGTCATTATTCCTAGTCTCCTCTAAATTAGGAGGATCGACATAAACTTTTACGCCACTTATGATTTTATGCCTGTTTATAAAAACCAATTTCCCGCCAATTTTATTTTTCAACCAAGAGATTTCATCATTTTTCCCATATTCGGCAAATCTTATATCAGTTATTACGACTATTCCTTCTGGATCATCGTCTTCCATTTTTTCCGTTAAGCATCTAATCCAGTATCGACCTTCGGTTCTATCTCTCATCATTAACCCATGAAAAACCATTAAAGGTCTGAGTTTTTCTTTGGTCTTTGGATCACACGACATGATATCTACTTCATAATAGTGACCAACAAAGCCACGGAGTTCTGACTTAAGTTTGTCAGCCAGAGCATAGCGTTTCACATCATCTAACCTTTGGGAGAGGAGCTTGAAGAATGTATCTTTGCCAGCAGTGGCCACGCCAGCAAGGCCGATGAAGCGACATCTAAAGTTATTTTCCATTTTGGTTATTAAGTCTGGGAGTTAACCCTAATGTCAAGCTTTGCATGGTTCTCGGATAAAAAAGCATTATTAACATTAGTATCTATGATCATATTACACAGTCATTGCGTAGTGTGCAACTTTCCGCTAGGAAATAAGGACAGAAAACCCCCGATTAAGGGGGCTTCCGTGTCCTCAGTAATGTTTTACTTTCCTCTGAGGCCCAGTGTTTTTCATGCAGATGGGACGTTCTGCGGACTGACACGAACCAACCTAAGTTGGAACCGACTACCTGATTACAGGCTGAGAAACTATGCTTAAAAACTCATTACATCGGTTAACCCTGATATGATATCACACGTCGGGCCATTACAATGGGGGCTACCCATCAGTTTTTTCCAAAGCGTATACTCTGGGGTGCTACTTTCCTTTTGGCTTTGAATATGCGGACACCGCGCACCTGTCACCATTACTGGCGTCTGGCTACTTTGCTAAAATCACCCTGCCTCAGGAAACCTTGTGGCTATCTTTATCCACAGGAAAAGAGATTCTCACTCTTTTTGTTCTTCTTCTTGTTGAGCCCCTTGATGAGCAAGAAACCCGACAATAAAGACTAAATTTTGGATGTCCTTCTCTTCGATGGCTAATGGATCACATTCGTCCTTATAGTCTTCGATGATGTGGCAGAATCCGTTTATCGCTTTAGAGACTCCCACGGCGGTCATCGGCGCGATCTTGACTTCTTGTTCGTTCGAGTCAAGAGATTTCTTCAAGATGTAATGAGTCGTACTATCAGACTCGTGATGTCTAAGGACTCCGAATTCCTCCATCTCCTCTAAAGCGCACTGGACAGCAGCCCTATCTTGCTCAGGATTATCCGTGATTTGGACTACGGCAGAAAAATCCTTGTTTATTTCAAAGCAATCGTTCGATTGGAAGAAAGTGAAGAGTTCCATTGTCGCATCCAGTACTGTCATGTGGAGAAGTTAACATTTAGACTTCTGATGTAAAGTTAATACTTGACAGTCGAGAAATTTTTGATACCATCGGGGGATGGGTTTCGGATTAATAGTAGGATTTATTCTCTTTTACGTTACTTGCGTTTGGGTTAGAAAAAAGGCTTGGTACGATGACCACTTTGAGTCAGAAGAAGAATATGAACGCTTCATCAGAGGCGAGTCAGACGATGCCTGAACGTCTCTCTTGGGAGGAGTATTCCTTAAGCTTAGCTAAAGTAGCTGCCCAGAGAAGTGAAGACCCTTATGTTAAAGTTGGGGCCTGTGTATTAAGGCACGATAATTCTATAGGAGGAATAGGGTACAATGGGCCACCTCCCGGTATAGATATCTTGTGGGATAATCGAGACGCAAGAAGGAAACGAGTGATTCATGCTGAAGTTAATGCCCTTCGCTACGTTCGTCCCGGTGAATGTCGGCTGATTGCCAGCACACTTCTGCCTTGTAATGATTGTATTAAAACAATCGCTGCGTATGGTATAAGAACTTTAGTTTTTCAAGACGTTTACGATAGAGATTATTCGTCTCTGACTTTAGCTGAAGATTTCCGTATCGATTTGATTCAAAAGATCGATGAAGACTTACTCCTATGAACATCAATTACATGAAGCTGAGAGAATCGGCAGTAGAGCCATTTAGAGCTAAGGATGGGGATGCTGGTTATGATTTGTATTCAGTGGTTAGGCAAAAAATAGGGCCACTTGAGAGAAAACTGATTTCTACGGGGATAGCAGTGGAAATCCCGAATGGTTATTATGGAAGGATAGCTCCAAGGAGTGGGCTTGCTGTTAAGAATGGGATAGATGTTATGGCTGGCGTTGTCGATTCATCTTACAGGGGAGAGGTCAGGGTATTGTTATGCAATCTTAATGCAGTGGTAGAAGATCGCGCATTCGGTGGTATGTTCGGGAATGTTAATGATTTTATCATTAATCCGGGCGATAGAATTGCACAATTAATAATTGAACAATGCATCGGCGTGCAGTGGGATTTGAAAGAGGAACTTACTGATTCAGACAGGGGAGAGAAAGGGTTTGGATCATCTGGTATTTCTTCCACTAAATGATTGCAGAAAATGACATCGTAAGAGTAAGGATCAATCGATTTTACTTCTCAGTTGCTGAATTCGAGGCCAAGGAAGCCGAGGTCGGCGGGGTATCAAGAATTTTTTCTGATAAAGCAGAGAGGCTAGAAAGACAAAAGATAGACAGCTTGGTTGGGCAACTTGGAACCCTCGCTGGAAACAAGCTATTCTCTGGAGGTATAGAAGGGTATATTCAGTCCAGATACATGCAAAATAAATTTCCTCATATTGGAGACGGAGGAGAAGATATAATCGGAACCAATATTGACTTTAAGGTTTCTCTTTGGCGTTATGATCATATGACAGCTTTGGATTACCATCTGCTTGTCAGGCCAAGAGAAAGGCACGAAAGACAGATTTATGTTCATGGATTGATTAAACCTTGGGAAGATGAGAGTTTTCCTAAAGAAGTTATTTTTACTGGTTGGGCCACGGATAGCGATCTACCTACGGAGCCTGTGAAGTCAGGACCTCTAGAGGGTGCTTATGCCATAAAGGCTGAAGAGTTAAAACCTTTACCTCCAATTGAATGGAAATGGTTTAATAGAAAGGATACATAAAAATGGAGATTGCTTTTTCAGTAGGATTTGTTACCACCTTTCTAGTTTTGTGGTTCGAAACTAACGGTGTTGTAGAGTATATCAACTTTTTTAATTTAGGAGGGTTGGTGGACGTGTGTGATTATGATGATTACGAATTAGATGGTAAGTGTAAAAATTATCCAGAGTATCTCTTGGTGAGATATCCGAGTTTTTATACTAAATTGATTTCGTGCCCTTATTGTATTGGGTTCTGGTCAACCATCATTTGCTGTATTTTTTTAGGTTTGGCCTTCGTCTCGTGGGCTATGGTATATATTCTATCGCTACTAGTTTACCGCTCTCTGTGTAAACTTAGTAGATGATCAGCAAAGGACATGTTTTCGAGAGCGTCGGGGTTTTTAGGGATTTCCTTGATAGCCACCCTGAACTTTATGATGTGGGAGATGTCCTTCATGACTTCTTAGAAAAGTGCGCTTTCTTTAAAGTTTGTTGTAAATGCGACAAGGATAAAGTTAGAAATGAACTAATCACTTTGGCAATCCAAATCCCCATTAGGATTTTACCCGTCCAGAAAAGCGCGATTAAACAATCGTTGGACGTAGACTTCGTAGAGTTGTACTATAATACCGAAAGACTTTTTCGGTTATAGTGCTTCCGTAGCTCAATTGGATAGAGCATCGGTTTTCTAAACCGAGGGTTCTGGGTTCGAGTCCCAGCGGAAGTACCATGTTATGGTGCTAAAGGAATCCATAATTAAGTTAAGAAAGGAGGGGAAGACTTACGATGAGATCGTTGGCATATTGGGCTGTGCTAAGTCTACAATTTCTTTTCATGTCGGCGATGGTCAAAAAGAAAAACATAAGATAAGGAAAAAGAAGTGGGCATCGAAAGAGAATGGTCTTATACGGATAAAACTATCTGTATTTTTGAACAGAAAACCGTATCCTAATGTTAAGCTGAAAAGAGGATCAGGGAAACTTTCTCCTCACGACTTGTTCAGAAACAAAGTGAAACAATTTAAATCTAGAATGAAGAATTTAAAAGGGAAGCACAAGGTGAACAATATCAAGATCGATTTTAACTATAAAGAGGTCATGAAAAAAATTGGGAGCAATCCTACTTGTTATTTGACGGGGAAGTCTATCGACCTTAAGAAGGGTGAGCTATATAATTTTGATCACATCAAACCAGTTTCCAAAGGAGGTACAAATGATTTATCAAATTTGGGGTTGTCCACATCTAAGGCGAACGCAGCTAAGTCTGATATGAGCGTCAAGAATTTTATTATTCTTTGTCGAGAAGTTCTAGAGCATAACGGATTTAAGGTTATCAAGAAGAAATGAAAAAAAACGATTTCGAAACCGACGGAGAAATTTTTAACAAGGTGGACTATAGACATGAAGAACAAGAGACAAGAGAAATATTCTCAAACTGAAAAAGGCAAAGAGGCAATTAAGTTAGCGGGGAAAGCCTACGATAATAGAGATGTAGAAAAAAGGAGAAAACAGAAAAGGGATTACATGCGTAGGAAGAGAGAACAAGATAGATATGCTTGGAGATACAAAGAAGGCACAGTTTGAGGTTCGAGTGTATTAGAAAGTTTCGGAAAAATGAAATGAACAGGTGTAATTAATGGTGGGATATAGTTAATTATGAAAACACTCATCGCTTTTTCAATGGCGGTAATGCTTAGCTTTACCGGAACCTCCGCAGAGAAAAAAGTTTCTACTGCTGAACACCTTCAAAATGTATCTGTCACGATCAGGGCAGAAAGCGGTTACTCTGCTGGGGAAGGGAGTGGAGTCATCTTTACTCGAAAAGACAAGGATGGAAACCTTATAAATCTGGTATGGACCGCCGGACATGTCATAGATAATTTGAGGAGCGAGAGGAAAATCCTTCTCAATGGAGCCCCGAGAACTTTAGTGGAGTTCAAGGACCCAATGATTATTAAAGAGATTCGGCAGAACGGACGCACCGTTGGTCGCCTTCAGATGGACGCAGAAGTATTAAAGTATAGCGATAGTGAGGATGGCCACGATCTTGCATTGCTTCGCGTCCGTAAGTATAACTTTGTGACTGATAGCGTAGTGTTCTATCTTGACGAAAAAATTCCTGCACTAGGGACAGACCTCCTACACGTCGGTTCCCTTCTCGGTCAAATGGGCGCGAACTCTATGACGGATGGAATCTATTCTCAGCATGGCAGAATCATTAAAGACCTTAACAAGCATGTGTTTGATCAGACGACGTGTACCGCGTTTCCGGGGAGTAGCGGGGGCGGAGTCTACTTAAAGTCTGACGCCAAATACGTAGGGATGTTGGTTCGTGGAGCAGGAGAGGGGTTTAACCTTATCGTACCTGTCCGCAGAATCGCTGATTACTGTAAAAGGCATAAAATCATGTGGGCTGTCGATAAGACGGTAGCGATGCCTGACAGCGAAGAACTTAAAAAAATGTCTATCGAAAACACGCCCAAAGATGAAGAAACCGCTGAAGATGATGAGAAAAAGGAAGCAGCTAAAAAACTGTTCCCATTCCAACTTCGGGTAATCGATTTAAAAAAACCGACAACTAAAACCGTCATCGAAAAGAGGTAGTCATGAAAAAAATTGTTCTTTTGCTTTCTGTAGTTGCCCTAGTGGGTTGCAATTGGGGGGATTCTAAATGCTCGAAATGTTCCTGTGATTCAGGATGTTGTGATTCCGGTTCTTGTTCCGTAGAGGGCTGTAGTTGCTCTTGCAGTTCTTGAGGAACACATTCCGCCCTGCTCATAAACGCAGCGAGGTTTTCACTTCGCTGCGTTTTTTCGTCACTATCTAATTTTCAGGTGTAATAAACATTACTCTCTAGGAGTACTAGAGGATTTAGATTATGGACTATGCAATCCTTGCTTTAATGATGTCGGCGATAGGCTATGGCCTATGGCTGGGGAACCGAATACTGGACGAAGTGGTAGTAACCAAAAGATTTGTCGTCGCCCAAAAACCTGTTCGCAGGAAGAAGGCTGTCAAAAAAAAATAACTATACCCCAAATCTCTCTGCGGTGAAATATTCCGCAGAGGGAATTTCCTCTATCATCCCCGATGACGTAATAACAGTCCTTGGGGATTAACATCCGCTCTACCGAGAAATTTCTAGTTGCTACGACGTAAGGGTCATTCATTCTCTTATCATTTATATATATTATCCCGTCTCTAACCTCAAGTATTTCGTCAGGCATACCAACGATCCTCTTGTTCAAAGTATCTCCATCATCAGAAGATTTGATGACGACGATATCTAATCTATCTGGGTAGCATCCATTCCAGTACCTTTCCATGACTATCATTTGAGCGTTAACAATAGTAGGCGTCATACTGTCCCCACTGTTGTATAGTATCTTGTATTTTAAACCGAACACCAAGAAGATGAAGAATAAGACGAACGCTATCTTCCACAGATAGTTCAAAACCTTTCTTCCTTTCTCTTTGTCCATGTTGGTGTAATTACTATTGGTGAAACATATCACATTGAACGGGGTGGACATAATGATTTCTAATAGCACTCGAAGAGTTGTTATAAAAGACTCGCTTGATACCATGACATTAGAAGAAGCCGAGGTACTCATTAAGTATTTATTTGACGAGGGTTTTATCAAATGTCAGTCTGTCCATTGCGAAATCGTCAGGGAAATCGATGAATAACGATAAGAATGGAGACAATAGTAAAAGTCTAGAAAGGCTTTTAGGAAAAACTTGTGTTCGAGCTTTAAGAAGGTTCCGCGCTGAGCAAGCTTACCATATGGCGACTGTCTCTATTGATTGGTGGGAAAAAGAGATGCTTGGTAATTTAGACATAATTGACGAGCTAGAGCTAGAGGAACTGATGGGGGTAGAAAGTTCAGACTACGAAGAAAGGTATACAGATGCTGAGAATAAGATAATTTATCTTTTCGGGAAGAAAGAATTCGAATTTAAATTAATGGATAGGATAGAAAAGGATGCCGAGAAATACCTCTAAAAAATCAGCGAAGAAAACGCCCTCGAAAAAGAGGAAAAAAAAGTATTATTTGATCGTCGGGAAAAGAAAAGATTATCGATACGGAGCATTCCCTTTTTCTGAAGAAGGCAGGGAATTGGCAGAAAAACACCTAAAGAAGATTCAAAATTCCAAGAAGGAATTACATATCATTTCGAAGTAATATTCGTTTTTCCAGAACAAAACGTGTAAAATACTTTAGATGCTTAATGCAGAAGTAGTTCAAGCAAAGACCAGAGGACATGTAAAATGTTCGTCATGTGCATTAAAATATACCCATAAAGATTATAAGCTTCTCAAAGATGCCAAAAAACTTGTATATTTTCAGTTCAAAAGGAAGAGATTCTGTCATGAGTGTTTCTGTAGGCTTATAGCTGAGGCCCAATCAGAGAAGGACCCTCAGAAGGTTATGGTTAAAGACGGCGATATATTTTGGGTCTTTAATTTCGAAGATTGGGCACAATAATGAGTGACGATGATTACCAACTTAATTATGTGGATTTCTTGAAGAAGATAGGCAAAGGTCTAGATAAGATTGAAGAAGACGATATAGTTGATCCCGCCATGAAAAACCAAATAGATCACCTTAAGAAGGAAATTAGGAAAAATGATTCAGGAGAAAAATGAAAGAGCTACGGTCCTTCTCAATCAGATAATAGAGAAGGCTCAAGAGGACGACATGCGTCACAAAAGGGAGAATATTGGGAAGAAGGGAAGCACTACTGTCGGAGATGGCTGGTATGTTTTTCACCTTAAGCTCCTTCGGGATTTACTCAATGAAAACAATGGAGGAAATCGATGAAAAGCTATTTGTTTGATGTTGACGGAACCATAACCCCGCCAAGGGAAAAAATGGATTCGTCTTTCGCCATCCATTTTCTATCTTGGATGGAGGATAAGGATGTGTACTTAGTTGCTGGCAGCAGCAAAGACTATGTATACGAGCAGATTCCTTCCAGCGTGCTTTCTCGAGTGTCTGGAATCTTTTGTTCTATGGGTAACGAGCTATGGCAAAATGATGGCCTCATCTATAGTAATGATTGGGATTTGCCTTTGGACGTGAAGGACTATCTCTACAGTTTAAGAAGGATGAGCGAATATATAGAGAACGAGTTCGTACCTTCTGTCGGCCCAGTGATTCAGTACAGGACGGGGATGATTAATTTTTCAGTTATAGGCAGAAATGCTGATTCTGAAGCTAGAGAAGCTTACTTCGCTTGGGACAATGAACATGGAGAGAGGGCGACCATCGCGGAAGCTATGCAGTCAAAG